AATGCCCGTGGTCGAGCATCCATTGCAGTCGAAATTTCTCATAATCGCTCATATTGTTCTCCTTTCTCGGCGGGGCCAGAAATCCGGCCCCGCATTCTGTTCACTTTTTTGACTTCCGTAGTGGACATTTCCTTGGAGCCGTTTCACCGTAGAAAATGATTGGCAGCTTAGTCTCGCCGTCCTTGTGATGGCAAACATAGCCCTTCTGGCCAAAAAGTCCAGAGCGCCAACTCCCACTATTTCCTTTCCTCGGAAAGTCATAGGCCTTGGCAAACTCACAGTCTCTGCATTTTTGCATAGATGTCACCAGCCGCACACAGTTGCCTTCTTGGCGTAATAGTCGCTGGCTTCTCTCACCGAGATGATGTCGAAGCAGGATTCCAGAGTGTGCATGACCTTACGAATCGTTTCTGTATCCAGGTCTGCACGTTCCATAGCGACAGCGGCATAGCCCAAGCAGGCATCATTGCGCCACGGACCGTTGAGAGAATCAAGCGTTTCTGTGGGCTGAGCGGCATCTTCCTGAGCAGGAGTTTCCGCATCCGGCTGCTGAGTGCCGCCGTATTCCTCAAAGGTATCGAAATCTCCAACCTCCGCCACACCGTCGCAGGTGCATTCACGGTCAACGAAGTCCTTATTGCCAAGTTCGATGTCGCCGGCGTTGCACAGCTCCTGCGCGGTCACTTCGGCGTCGATGCGCTCGGCGGCCCAGACGATAACGGTGCGGGAGAGCGTTTCCTGAACGGTCACGCAATACGGGAGTTTACCGCTCTCCGGAGCGGTTCTCACAGACTCCCAGCCCTTACTCGCCTCTTCGAAGCGCTTGACCAGCTCTTCGGCGGTGATTTCGAGTGTAGGCTTCTGCCCGGTCTCCTCGATGCGCTCCCACTCGAACCACGGATGGTCCGAGTCCGTTTCCGTATCGAATTTTCGCTCCGGCATCCCTACACGGGACGGCACGAAATACTCCTTTTCGTCCAAGCAGGCGATGATGCGCTGCTCCTGCTCCTCGGTCATCTCACCGAGGATGACGCATTCGTTCTGGACCTTGTAGTTGTCCGCATCGCGGTACAGGTAATGAATTCTGGTATTCATCATTTCTTCTCCTCTTAGTAATTTAATCAAATGCTTCCAATTCATTGAAAAGCTGTTCCAAATCGGAATTTTTCCTGATAGTGAGAATATGTCTCCGGTTTTCACAGAGACTTTCAACGGCGCTCTCGTCGAGCTGGTTGAAATAGTCAGGACTATCGCAACTTACCAAGCTGCCATAGCAGCGGTCGAAATAGAAATAGTTGCTATGTGGATTGAAGGCTCCATATTTCTTGTTTCCACCGCTGTCCAGACTCCAGGTGTCTGCGTCATAGCCGTCGAACCCGCAGCGCAGAATATCAACCGGCTCTTTTCCGGCGAACAGGTCGTTCAGCTCGACCATAGAACGGCAGCGAGTATCGCCCAAATACCCGTTCTCGTTACAGTCGTCCAACTCTTCAATGGCTGTGGTGAAGACAGACTTGTTATCCTTGAAGAATTGGATGATTTCCTCGATAATGCTTTCCTTTGTTCTCATTGGTTTTTCCCCTTTTCGGATTTAGTGTCTTACGCCGGTATCAGACCGAACGTTTCCTTAAACCAGCTTCTGATTTCCTCCTTGCTCGTCCCCGCTTTGAACGGAACCGCCGTAGGACTCTCCTGTGTGCCGCACCAGACCGTCCACTCTTCGCGGATGCGGCCCGTCGCGTCTCTTGGCGTCTTGGCGTAGTCCGTCCAAAGGGACTGTGCGATGTACTTCTTTGCCCACGTCTGAAGCTCTGCGCCCTCCTGCTCCAACACAGTATCCATATAGACCCTTGCGGAGATACCATCCAGGCTGTCGCCGCAATGCAAATCTATCTGCTTCTGTGCCCATCTGTGCATGAAAGCATACCCAGGCAGGTTTCGAAAACGCCAAATCCGAGCCGCGAAATTCTTTTCGTAGGCATACTGGACATGATTGTTCTGCTTCCAGCCCAAGGGTACAATGTTGAGCGGACCTTTCGGTAAATCTTCTCTCGTCATGTTTCGAACTCCTTTCAGCAGATTCCGTTCTCTCTGAACTCTGTCAGCAGACCATAGCGCCGACCGAGTTGTTCAAAGACGGACTGCGCGATGGCAAGCTCCTCGTAGCTTATGGATTGCTCTCCAAACCGTTCCTGCCACTCGATAGCTTTCTCACGCGCCTTTTTCTTTTTTTCCTGATAAGTGCTCATTCTTTCAATGTCTCCTTTTCGTTGATTTTTTTGGTATTTGCGAAAATAGGTGGGTGGAGAGAGTTGCTTGGGTTATCCCGCAAGCAACTCTCTTCTTATCTGTATTTAGCCTTTTGCAGGGCTTACAACGCCATGAAGATGTCTTCCGCATCAGGGGGTTCCCACGAAATCGTGTACATTGCTTTTTCTCCTTTTACAAAAATTCAGAATTCCGCTTCGCATTCCTGAATGTTGTCCAGAACAGCTTTGACAGGGCAATCCAGACACGCGGTCTCAAAGTCCTTCAAAGTCACTGTGCCGTCCTCAGAGACGGAGGCATGGTCGCACTGAGCGCAGAAATTCCAGCAATCCTGCTGCGTCAGAGATGGCTCTCCAAGCAGCTCATACCAGGGGCGCGTATCAGGCGTTACATGGAACTTTGCCAGCGGGCAAACCGTTTCTGTCCCAATAAAGGGGCCGAGCTTGTCCTTGGACGGCTTATTGCTATGCCCACAATCGTAGGCACAGTAACACTGGCCACGGCCGCAAATGAGCTGAGCAATCAACTCGCGGTCTTTGAACTCCTCCACAGAGCAGTTCTTGATGAGCCATCCGTACTTGTCGGACAGGGCGTCAACCGCCGCATCCCCATCGTCGGCACCGTCAACGAGTTCCTCGGTAGGAAGAGAAACTTCCTCCCCATCCGTCTCCCAGTCGATGCTGGTTATCATGAATTTTGCCATTTCAAGTATTCTCCTTTCAGTTTTTTGACTGTTTTTTTATATATAAAAGTCAGCATCCCTAACGGACGCTGACTGAACATTCTTTATGTTTGTGATACTTCCTTTGTATGGTCTGAGCATACCAGAAGATATGCAAAGCGTGAAATTTCCCGTCGCAGGAACCTAAGAACCTTAAAGCTAAACAACGCCACCGACCGCGTATTGCAGTCGGTAGCGTTGCTTGCGTACTTCAGATTTCCCAAAAACCTGCGGTGTCCTTCAACTCGTCGGCGAGGTATTCTCTCAAAGCCTCGCGGACTATTGCCGACAGTTCGCCGGAGCCGCCCTTGCGTTTCTCACGGATACCGCGCTCCTCCAGCGCGAGAATCAGGTCTCCACTCATGAAGTACGAGCGTTTTACCAGTTCATCCGGCTTTTTGGAGTCGTAGCGGTATGGCTGAGAAATAGCACGGGTCAGCTTGCGACGCGGCTTTTCTTCCAAGCCAATCGCTTCCATAGAAGGAGGGATTTTGGACGGCTTCTGTGCGACACTGGGCAACTTCGTACTTGCCTTCGGCTCTTCCTGTGTTTCAGCCTCCAGTCTTTTCTCAGACTCCTTTTCCGGTTTCTGCTCCTCCGCTGCTTCCTGCGGCCCGCCGAACAGGCTCGCGTACATTTTGTTCGTATCGAGACTTCCGAGCTTCTTTGCCATATCAGATACCCTCCTTTGCGATTTCGTCTGCCAGTGCCATATAATCCATAGCAACCGTGCTGTCCGGTGCAGCCGTCAGCAAGTCCAGTTCACGGCTCTTGGTCTCTTTTACGATAACTGCCGAGCGAATGAAGGTGTTGAACACCTTAGTGTCCAGCGCATTTGCTGCCTGCATCGCAACTTTCATCATGTCCTTGCTGTTATTCTGGCGCGGGTCGAACTTGGTGAACAGGATGCCGAGGATTTTCGGGTCCACGTTGCAATACTGCCTTGCCTGCTGAATCGTGTTGCCGAGCTGGGCGATACCGCTGATGGCGTCGGAATCCGCATCCGTGGGAATTAGAATGTAGTCGGCGGCCACAATCGCGTTGGTTGTCAGGATGCCGAGGGAAGGCGGCGTGTCAATGAGTACATAGTCATAAACGTCCCGCACAGCGCTGTCCTTGAGTGCGTTTTTCAGGCGGAAGCTACGACCAATCTCAGATACCAGCTCCCCTTCCAGACCGGCCAGCAGAATATTGGTGGGTAAGATATCAAAGCGGTCGAAGTGCTGGATAGCATCCTGAATGGCGATGTCCCCTCTGAGGACGCTATAGACGCCCCTGCCGTTATCCTCCGCACCGACCTGCTTGCTGAGATTGCCCTGCGGGTCCATATCGACCGCAAGAGCTTTGTTCCCGCGCTTTGTCAGCGCGGAAGCCATGATTGCGGTGGTCGCTGTCTTTGCGACGCCGCCCTTCTGATTTGCAATGCAGATAACCTTCATCGGTTTTTCTCCTCTCATATATTAGTTTCAGCGAACTTCGCTTGGCTTCCTTTATGACGTTATTATACCACACAACAACTTGATTGTCAATAAGAACTCAAGAGTAAAAGAATGTGGGTTCTCAGGTTCCATCCGTACTTGTTGCAAATGCCGAAACAGCGAGCTTTTCGCCGTCGCTGGTAATGCGAATGGTTCCAAGTTCGTCCGTGCGGTAGACCTTGATGCCGTGCTGGCTGAGACGCTGCAAGGTTGAGGTTGCCGGATGATGGTACATTTCGCCCATATCGCTTTCGGAATCCACGCTAATGACTGCGATTTCTGGTGCCACGGCATCGAGGAAGGAATCTGCCGTGGAACCTGCGGAGCCGTGATGGCCTACCTTCAGGACGTCGCTCTTGAGGTCGTAGCCACTCATTTCGAGGCCCTGCTCCGTGTTCATCGTCGCATCGCCGGTGAAGAGGAATGATGTGTTGCCATAGGTGAGCTTAATAACGATGGAGGACTCGTTCAGGTCAGGCATATCCGTATCACAAGATAGAATCTGCCATGTGGCATCTCCCAGCGTATATGTCTCCCCCGCCTTCGGTGTCAGCTGCTCGGCGGAGCTGCTGTCTGCGGCCTCCACTACAGAGCGGTAGGTTGCGGTCGTTCCCTCCTCCTCGGAGAGCATAATGTAATCGACTTCGGAGCTGTACGCGGTAATAACGTCATCCATACCTCCGATGTGGTCCTCGTGGTTATGGGTGCCAATCACATAGTCCAGATGGTCGATGCCAAGGCTCTTAATGTAATTGGTCAGTGGTTTTCCATCCGGATTGTTGCCGGCGTCTATGAGCATGGCGTTTTCATCGTTGTAAATGAGTATTGCATCCGCCTGTCCAACATCTATGAATTCCACATTGAGTGTGCCAGAGACCTGCGTCCGTGTACCCTGTACCGCCGCGTTGTCCTGACTTGACGTCTGCGTATCGCCGGTGTTCTTATCGCCCTTCCATAGCCCTTGAGGGCCATCCAGTGGACTTGCGATGTACTCGATAGCGTCTATCCATGACTCCGGGACAATCCCGACGCCGTAGCCTACGGACATCAGAATAAAGAAGACTGCGAGGAAGGACGCAATTTTCTTCACAAGGCTGCCCTTTTTATGCTTTTTGCTACTCATGATTTCGTGAGGATACTTGTTGGAGTATCCCATCTCCTTTCAAGAAAATGAAAATTTGGCGTTTTGAAATTTGTACGCTATACTTGGGAAAATGGCAAAGGAGGTTTTCCCATGACGGAATTATTTGATGCTGCCAAAACTTTTTTATCAAGCCTGAGTACAGACCAGCTGGTAGCTCTGTTTATTGGGGTGATGGCGCTGTCCTGCGCCGTCAAGTTCTTAAAGGATACGCTCTCCACCATCGTGAGCATCCTTGGCGTACTGTTTATTCTCTATTTCTTCGCTCCCGGTCTTTATGCTGACCTGATTGTGATGCTCATGCAGGCACTCCGCTGGCTTGGTAGTCTTTTTGCAGGGCTTTCGAGCCATTGACCTCAAAGATGCTCCCGGACAACCGGGAGCATCTTTTTTGCCCTTGTTCCGCATCACATTTTCTGCTCCAGCTCGAAGTAAATGCCATCGCAGTACATGAGCGGTAGTTTCGGGCTGGTGAAGCCGTAAAGTCCGCAGGCGATGAAGTTATGCACCTCGATGACAGCCGTTTGGCCATTCCGCAGCACGGCTACATCGAGCGTGTATGCTTTCGGAGTATTGGTGAAGGCTTCAACCATCTTCTCTACGGTGGTCCTGTCAGGCATTTGCCACGGGTCGCCGGAATAATTTTTAAGGTCGAGAATGTTGCCTCGATGAACAAATATGCGCCACTCTGAAACGATGTCGATAGTTTGTGAAACGAAGTAGTCTGTATCGTCCGGCAGCTTCTGTCCTGCGTGGTAGATGCCGGCATAGTCACACTTCACGACGGATGCGCTTTTAATGAATGCTTTGCCAAGGTCGGCGAGGGCGCTTTCGGCCTGCTGCTTCCCATGCGTAACCTGTACCCACCTGTGGGCGAATGGCCTCAGCGGCTCTGGGATGAAAAGCGGAGTCAGCCCGCGTTCAATGCCATACCACCGTCTCAGACCACTCTCAACAAATTCAATGGAGCCGACCGGAATCAACTGTTCCCCGTCCTGGAAGGTGTTCTTACAGGAGCTTGTGAGCATCGTGGCAATAGGGTCTTCCGGGTGCAGCCAGTTGTGCTCCGCGATAACCTCAAGCAACTCCGCCGAATCTGGGAACGGCAGCGAAAAGCCTGAGTTATCGTGAGGAAGTGTCTGGATACAAAAGACCACATTATTCACCACTTTCGTCCTCCTGTTCGGCCAGCACCTTCGTGAGGAGGGGACACTTCTTCCGGTCGTCCAGAATCCGCTTGGCAAGAGTTAGCGCATACTTGTATTTATCCGGATATGCCAGCATCAATGCCATGTATTTGTTTTCGCCGCTTTGCCTGGTTCCAAGAAAGTCTCCCGCTCCACGGATTTTCAGGTCTTCCTCCGCGATTTCAAAGCCGTTGGTGGTTCGAACCATTGCACCAAGCCGTTGCATCGCTTTTTCCGACTGGTCATTGCTTTGCAGCACACAATAGGATTGCAGGCTGCTTCTGCCGACACGTCCGCGAAGCTGGTGCAGGGAGGAAAGGCCGAACCGCTCGGCGTTTGTGATAATCATTGCGGTGGCATTCGGTACATTGACACCGACCTCAATGACTGTCGTTGCAATAAGAACATCAATCGCTCCATCCTTGAATTTCTGAATCGTTTCCTCTGTTGTTTCCTTGCTGTCTCTGCCAGTCAGCGTGGCAATGCGGACACCGTATGGCTTCAGCCATTTCTCGTATTCCCTGCTAACTTCTTCCACGGAAAGAACTCCGGCCATATCTTCACTGGAGTCAATCATTGGCGAAACCACATAGCATTGGTGGCCTTTTCTTTTCTGACTCAGAACAAATCGCATGATTCGTTCTTCGTCCGTGGCGATACCGGTAACAACCGGCTTCCTCCCGGCTGGCATCGTCTGGATGGTGTAGAGGTCGATTGCGGAGCCATAAATGACCTGCGCCAGCGTCCGGGGGATGGGGGTGGCACTCATGGTGATGCTGTGAACGCCCGCCGCCGCCTTTTCGACCAGAGCCGCCCGCTGCGCAACACCGAATTTGTGTTCCTCGTCCGTAACCGTGATACCAAGGTTCTTATATTCAACGCTCTTTCCGATAACGGAATGCGTACCGACGATGATATTTGCCTCACCGCTCGCAATGGACGCCAGAACAGCCTTCTTCTCCTTCACTTTCGTGTTGGAACCGAGATACGCGATGTGGAAGCCTACTGGCTCCAGAATTGCGCATAGGTCGGCATAGTGCTGTTTGGCAAGGACTTGCGTGGGAGCCATCAGGACTGCCTGATACCCATTCTCCGCAAGCACAGCCATCATCAGTATGGCAACGATGGTCTTGCCACATCCGACATCGCCCTGGACCAGCGCATTCAGGCGCTTTCCCTCCCGTACCTTCTGAATCATGGAATTCACGGTATCCTTCTGGTCCTTCGTGAGCTGATATGGCAGGTTTTCCGTGATTTCCTTTATGGTGCCAAGCGTTTTAATATTGAAGGGGCTGCCAATACTGGAGCTTCTGGCCGCGTATTCATTACTCATGGCGAAGTACACCATATCGTCCAGAAGAAGACGGTCATGGGCCTTTTCTATCTGCGCCATGCTCTGCGGGAAATGGACAGAGTACAAAGCCTCCCGCATAAGCAGCAGCTTCTCGTCCGCAACCATGTCCGGAGGCAGCGTCTCTCCCAGCGCCTCTGGCATACTGACTGCTGCTTCCATTTTTGCAGACAAGTAGTCCATGCTCATGCCGGGAATTTTGCTGTAAACTGGGATAATACGCTTTCCGATGCTGATACGAGGCTCAAACATTTCCGGCGAGGTCGCCGAGTAATTGTCATATTCTGCGCTATATTCGAGTTTTGCGCACAAATAGACCTTATGTCCAACGAACTCTTCGTACTTTGCCGCGAGATAGTTTTGATGGAACCATTTGACGAAGATACGCTTTCCGTCTTCCGTTTCGCAAAACACAATCATCAACGGCTTTCCGTTGTTGTAGGTACAGACTTTATTGACCGTTACAATAAGACAGGAGATTTGGTCCTCCGGCAAGATTCCAGTCTCTCTGCTGAAATCGTTGTATTTTCGCGGAAGGTAGCGTACCATGTCCTCAACAGAGAAAATACCTTTCCCGTTGAACTGCTTTTCCTTCTGCGGGGTGATACCGATAGCCGACAATTTCACGATTTGCCCCCCTCCTTTCAAATAAATCAAATATGCGCCCGGATATCATCTGCCAGAAACTGTACGGTTGTTTCCCCACGGAAGGTATTCTCTCCGAGACTGCCAACAGCGTCGATGACCTCCGGACTCCCCATGCTGCGGAACGCTTCCGCCATGTTGAATGCCACCACGTTTCCATTCCTTCCGGACAACTTGATGTGCGTTTTATTCGTGCCCATCTCCAGCATACCGAGCGCCTGAAATCCTCTCACCATACACACGGGTTTTGGGACACTCTGTCCGAACGGTTGGTACTTCTTGAGCGTCTGAACTGCCGCTCCAAAATCCTTGGACTGGAGCACAATGTCATAGCGGATATACTCGCCCGCCTGTTCAATACCGGTGCAGTAATCCCTCGCACGTTTTCTGAACTCGGAGACCTTATCGGGCATCAAAGATAAGCCCGCAGCACCCACATGGCCGCCGTATGTGATAAGCAGGTCAGAAAGGGTGTCCAGCATAGCCTTCATGTCAAAATCTCCGTAGGACCGTCCCGACCCTTTTGCAATGCCATCTTCCGTTTCGACCAGAACAATGGTTGGAACATGATACTGATTTGCCAGCTTGCCAGCAACCAGACCAACGATGCCCTCCGGCATTTTCTTTGCGAATGCAACGAGTGGCGCGGACAGCTTCTCCTGCGTGTCAATCGCGGCGCGGATTTTGCCCATCCACTCCTCAACAGTCGCTTTCCGGTCGTTGTTGATGGCAACCATCTTTCCAAGATAGGCCTGTGCGTTGCTGTTATCCGTACACAGTAGGGCCTTCAGCACGGACGTTCCTCCGGCATTATACATACGCCCAGGCGCGTTGATAAGCGGCGCGACGGTGTATGCGATAGTCTCTTCATTCATCGGAGCGCCGGAGGAGGCTGTCCAGAGCAACTGATTGATGCCGGCAGGCAGATGCGCTTCCCCGCTGTTGACTCGTCGCAAGCCATTCATAACAATAGCTCGGTTATCACCCGTCAGCGGCATGGAGTCCGCAATCGTGCCGATACACGCAAGTACCAGTAAATCATCCGGCATGGCACTGATGTCCGCAACGCGGAGCATATACTGCGCCAGCTTGAACGCAAGACCTGCACCGCAATATTCCTTGTATGGGCTGGAGTCTCCGTCCATGTGTGGGTCACAAATTACAGCGGCGCGTTTCGGTTCACGGCCATCTGCGAGATGGTGGTCCAGCACTACGACCGTGTTGCCGTGCTCCGTGGCGGCCTTGTCCAGAACGTCGCCGGCCGCGATGCCGTTGTCTACCGTGATGATAAGGCTGTTTTCGACGCCCTTCAAAATCGAATCGGATACGCCGTATCCGTCCGTAAATCTGCGGGGGATGATGGGCCGCACCTTGACGCCCATGCTATACAGGAGCCGCGTCAGAATCGTGGTCGAGGTGATGCCGTCCGCATCATAGTCGCCGACAATCACGACGGGCATATTCTTGCGGATACATTCCTCAATGGTCTCCCCCGCCTGCTTAATACCGCAGACTTGCTCTGCGGGCACTTCTCTCGGCGATAGCAGTTCTTCTGCGCTTTGACCCGACATACCGAGAATTGCCTCTTCGATTGTATGATAAATTGTTTTATTCTGAATCCATTCCATTGCTCAAGAATTCCCTTCTGCGGACAAACGCCTTCGCGCAAAGGAACTGCCCGTCGTCGCTTCTACAATAGTCGCAAAGCTCCATCCCGCCGCATGGCGTCTCAACACCATGCTCCCGTTTCTGCGCCTCTTTCAGCACCTCGTCGAGTGCTGCGAGGATATCGTCCACACTGAACAGGATGTCAGCAGGCCTATCATCTTCCTCGCCGCAGCCGTCCGCGTATTTTGCGCTCTCCGCACAGGCCATCTGGTCACACAGCTCGTTATACTGATTGCCGTTGTGTCCTTTCACCCAGATGAAGGTGCATTTGCGTTGTGCTGTCAGCTTATCAAGCTCCTTCCAGAGGTCCAGGTTTTTTACCGGGCCTTCCTTTCGCTTCCAGCCGTTCCGCTTCCAGCTTTTCAGCCAGCCGTCGTTAAAGGCCCGTACAACATACTGGGAGTCGCTGTATATCTTTACGCCGGTCGTGTCCTTGTCCAGCGCCTTTAATCCTTGAATCAGCCCCATCAGCTCCATGCGGTTGTTCGTCGTGTCGCTCGCGCCTCCGGACAACTCTATCTGCTTCCCATCGCAAAGGATGACAGCCGCCCAGCCGCCAGGTCCGGGATTGCCGATGCAAGAGCCGTCTGTATAGATGGTTGCCTGCTTTCCTATCATCGAAATTCTCCTTTCTGCCTGTATTCTTGAGAATACAAGCACCCTGGTTCTTTGGTTCTCATTATACCACATTACTGCTAAATTGTCAATTTATTGCGTATTTATTTGCGGGCATTTTTCTGTTTTTCTGTGAACGTGAAAATAAAAAAAGCGGCTATGCGAAAACGCATGGTCGCTCTTTATGTATGGCCCAAATTTCTCTTTATATGGAAATCTTTCCGTAGTGCATAATACAGGGTGTCTCCCTCTGCCTTAATGGTTGGCAGGCACTCTCCCGTGTTGTCTCTGGCATACGCAAGGCACAGAATCGTGCCAAACCGGCAATCGCGCAGCCGCCCTTCTGCTTGCGCACGCCTGACCAATTTCATGCTTGCTTCGGAAGATAGTTCAAGCCGATAGATTTCTTCATCGCCGATGTGTGTCCACGAAATCACAAATGTGTCAAGCCAGTCCCCCATCCGCTCGGATTCTTTCTGCATCCAATGCCGGATTTCGGCCTGGGTCGCTGTCCAATGAATATCGAACTTCTTTGTGTTCACTATACGCCCTCCTCCTATGAGGAATGTTATCTCAAGGTTTTCGTGTGCAACACCGCTCCTTACCCGCAGAGTTGTTCAATCACACACCGCAAGAGTAGCAGAGCAAGGAAGGCAACACCAGCAATGATGCGGGCGCGGACGCGCTGTCTCTCTTGAATTTGTTCGAGATTGCTATTCATCATAGAAAAATCGCTCCTGTCTCGTTAGATTTGGTGGGGGATTATTGACTTATGTCAGAGATTGAAATTGCAGAATTTGGCTGGATGCCTATTTAGTATCATTGTCAGTTGTAATTGACACCAAATGTGCGTGTTGGCTGTGTTATTTTGCAGCGTGTGCGTGGGGCGTGGACTCCTATTTGGTGTCGATGACATCTACGGTCTACACCAAGTAGGTATGCAAAGCAGCTCCTCTTTACAAATTGCCCGTTATTTTTAGATTGATTTTCACCTGCTTTTTGTCGTCCACGATGATAGAATCTATAATTCTTCTGAGGTCCATATTGGTTGCAGATTGCAGGCTGAGAAACCGCTCAATTTCCGTCATCGCTTCATTCGTGATGCTTTCGATGGTCCTTTCCTGTGTGCGTTGTCCTTCGAGGAGAATAAGCTGGTCATCAATCACATTGATAGATTCGTTGATTTCTGCTGTCTTACTTTTCAACGCTTCCATCGTGATGACATCATTGGCGTACATCTCCATATACTTTTCCAACTTTGCCTTCAGCTTGACCTTTTTCGCCTCAAGCGTTTGAGCGTCTGGCTTACTTCCCTCCACCGCATTTGCTTCCTTAAACTTGCGTGCGATTTCCTGAGCGATGGACTCTTTGTTAGACACAACCTCTCTCAGGTAGGTGGAGAGTGTTTCAATTAGGTCATCCTCTCTGACGATTGTGTTGTTGGAACATCGTTTTGCGGTATACTGGTTGTTGGTTGGGCATCGCCAGTAAATGTAATCGGAGTTTGGATAATGCGTCACTCTTCGTGAGAAGGCGCGTCCGCATTCCTTGCAGCGTATCAGGGTGCTGAATAAATGCCTGTTGCTGTATCGCCCAGTGAAATGCGTGTATTCGGTCGCGTATTGTTTTCTCCTCTGCTCCAAGATTTCCTGTGCCTGCTGGAAGCGTTCGGGCGTTATGATGGCCCATTCCGGGCGGTCATGGTGGTAATACTGTTCCTTCGGCAGCGCCTTCGTCGTTCCTTCCAGAAAGTCCACAACGGTGTAGCGGTGATTGATGTAATGTCCGCTGTAAATTGGGTTCTCCAGTATTCTCCGTATGTTCCTCTGGTTCCAATCGTTACCAAACTTGGTTTTCATCTGCTTTTCGGCAAGTGTGATGGCGATAAGGCGGCATCCGAGTCCCTCGTCGATGTAGAGATGATAGATTTCTCTGACGACCTCCGCTTCCCTCTCGTTGATTTCCATAGTGAAGTTATCAATCCGGTCATATCCGAAAATTCGCGGCGGTACTCTTCCTTTCTTTGATGTAATATTCTTCCCGAACTTGACTCGCTTAGACAGGTTTGAACTTTCCTCCTGCGCCACAGCGCCGAGCAGCGTGATGATGAACTCCGATTCGCCAAGCACTTTCTGGCTGTTATTGACAAAAATCACGTCGATTCCTCTCGATTTGAGCTGTCGAATCGACGTGAGTAGGTCTACAGTATTTCGTGCAAATCGTGAGACATCCTTGACCACAAGAAGGTCAAATAGCCCAAGTTTTGAGTCGCTCAGCATTTTGTTGAACGCATCGCGCTTTTTGAGCTGTCTGCCTGTAATTCCTTCGTCCGTGTAGACATTGACCAGATGATGCCCATTCTGCTTTGCAAAATCCGAGAAAAACTCCATCTGATGCTCTAAGCTATCTAATTGCCGTTCCTCGTCGGTGCTAACTCGTGCGTATCCGCACATTCTCATGTGCCGGCCTCCTTTCGATGCCAGCCAAATTCTGCTGGTTCGATTATACCACGCGCATCCAGCTCGTTCAAGATGCTACCTCCGCTCGGCCGGCAAGTAGCTTTGAAAGCACGATATCTTGAATGGCCTGCATTAGTTCGTCAGGAGTCGCACCGCATTCGATGGTAAATACCACTTGTGTTGACTTTTTCACCTGAAACACCTCCACTGCGAATTTTATGTTTCACACGGCCGAGTATATGAGAGTGATTCGCTCAGTCCTCGTCCTCGTCATCATCCTTCTCCCATTTCCTACGCTTTCTGCCGTTAGGAAGCAGAAATACGGCGAGTAGGCATTCCGTCAGGACCCATATTCCAAATTTCTTTTGAACCTCTGGGTCAAACGCCGCAGGTTGGTATCCTTCAAACAGGATTTGAGGGATATGGCGCAGGACGTCCATATAAAGCTCTCCCTGCTCGTGCCAAAAATATGCGATGCCAAGAATCAGGACACCTACTACAACGCCTTTATAGATGGCTCTACGCAATGGTAGCACTTCCCTTCACAGGAGGCAGCTCATGCCCCGCGTTGACGATGAACGGCATCCAGGCGTTTACCTGAATAGTTCCGTCATGCCTATTCCTGGAATAAACGATGAAAGAACCCTTCTCGTGCTTCAGGTCTACCAATGCTCTTGCGACTGCCGCAAAGTTCTTGTTTCTCATGGCGGAATACCTGGCCGCAACCTCTGCGAGAGAAGCATACGGGTTTGCCTTAATGCAGATAGACAGGCAGGCCAGTCCAACGGATTTAGAGTGTCCTCCTTTATCGTAGAAACACACATCTTCAAAGGAACACTTCATGTCCTCGTCCTTATGCTGTTCAATTTCACTCAGTAGGCGAAGTGTCCGCTCGCTCAGGTCAGGGTCAGAAGATACCAGGGCTTTCCCCTGTTCGGACAGCAGCTTGTCAGGGAGACTGCACCAGGCATCGACGCCCGGCTGCGTTTTCAGCGTTCGGTTTGCCATTTTTCAACTCTCTCCTTTCACCAGAAATTCAATGCTTTCCGCATTATCCAGAACCTCCGCTTGAATATAGACAATTACAGAGGTCTGCTTGCAGTTAGAGATATCCTGGCTGAACTGGAAGGCAGGATTGATTTCTGCCGGTTCGATGACGATTTTAACGCTCTCGTCCCCGATATACTGCTCGGCGGCCACCAGATTGACCTCTGTTCCGTAGGCATCTGTAGAGAAAACAATCGCCTTATATCCGGCGGCATACCAGTCATCGACGAGCGGGACCTGTTCCGGCTCCACCTGCACGATGTCAAGGTATTCGCTCAGGTACTTTTCGTATTCTTTCTTCGTGTCCAGCATTAAATATCCGTTCTTCTCCAGTTTCCTGTTTACCTTTGTGGAGAGCACGGACTTGCAGAAGGTTCCATTTGCATCCATATCTGCAAGTGAATCCTCTGTATAGGGCTGAATGGTTACTTGACCTGAGATGCCGCCTCCCGACGGCATCCCGGTCATCAGTGAGATAGCAATTCCGACAACTGCCGCAACTATCAGCGCAACACCGGCAATAGCTGTCAGAAGTTTTGCCCTTTCTTTCGCTCTGCTGTGCATGACGGTTAAATTTCAACTTCGCCTGCGGGAACGGCAACGGCCACAGCGGGTTCGGTGGCAGGTGCAGCAGGCTCAACCGGTGCGACAGGCGCAACAGGCGCGGGAGTAAACTCCGCAGCTACGGGTGCAGGAGTGGCTTCCTGAACAGGTGCGGATGCGGCTACCTCAACTGCGGCAGCAGGCGCTTCCGAAGTGGGAGTAGCAGGCGCAGTCTGTTCATCCTCCGGCTCTGCGTCCGGTACAGCATTTACCTCCATGACCGGCGTGGCGGTCTTTACGAACAGAGCCAGGTCCATCTCATACTTCTTTGTGGACGTCTCCAGACCAGTCACGAGGAAAGAGCGGTCTGTTCCGTACTTCTTGCGCAGATAAGCGAGGGCCTGAGCGGAATCGACAGCATCTGCGACCAGTTCGGACGGACATTCCTTGAATGCCGGCATACCGTTCTCCAAAACGGCCTCGGAATAATGGATGACCGTAGCGGTCACTTTTCGTGTGATTTTTTCCATGTGTAAGCTCCTTTCGGTGGGCAAAAAATTCAAAAAATAAGCGGCATCACAAGACAAACCCGCGAAAAACGGATAGTTTGCGACGCCGCTTTTGCTGGCTGCTGCTTGCCCGTCTCTCCGGACTGTCACCGCTGCGGGGCGGCTGCTTGCGGTTAGCCCCCGTGAGTCCCCGTTTCCCCTGCCCTGATGTGCTCTATCTGTGGGCAGACCGTTCAGACGTGTACTTTGTCCGAGCACTGGACGTGGAGCAACGTACCGGATTCGAACCGGCACCGCCGGTTTGGAAGACCGGAGTGCTGACCGTTAAACACCAACGCTGCTTGTTGCAGCTCCCGACAATCGAGGCATCGTTTACTTGCGCGTCATGGGCGCTTTCGCAAGCCGCCGTGTATACCCACCGGCTCCGCGCCTGAATTGTCGGGCATTGTCATTCTTCGTGAGGCTTTCTGCACACGCTCACATCAGCCGAGAGCGACTCGGCAACTGGTTTCGGGGGCGGGACTCGAACCCGCGTCAACCGGCTTATGAGGCCGGACTGGAACCATCTCCAGGCACCCCGATATATATGGCAGGGACGGTTGGGAATCGAACCCACCACAAGCGGTTTAAGGTGAAGAGAGGACCGTCAACCGTTGCCGTGTGGAGTCGAACCACACGGCTTGGGGAATCGAACACCCGCCCAGGTCCTCTGGTCCGGGACCGTCCCGGATGGCATAGCCCCGCTTAGATTGTCACACACTGATATCAGGCCGGACACATCCGAGCAGTGCAGTTTTCAGCGAGGCTATGGTGATGCCAGCGAGGCTCGAACTCGCACTCTTCAGCGTGAAAGGCTGATGACTTTACCAATTCGTCTATGGCACCGAAGGAAAGAGATATGGCTGGGCAAACGGCTTTTACTGCCCTGTCGGCACGGAATGGATACCGCCCCGGTGGGTTCTCACCACTATATTCTGTTAAGCCTATCTCTTGTGGCGGTCCCTGCTGGACTCGAACCAGCGACACCCTGATTAACAGTCAGGTGCTCTGCCAACTGAGCTAAGAGACCAAATAAAGTTGGAAGCCGGACTTGACCCGGCGACCTACGCATTACAAATGTGCTGCGCTACCAACTGAGCTATGTCAGCATTTTGCTCGGCTCCCGGTCGCGGACGCCTTCCTGTCAGCCGCCCAGCACTTAGCAATGATGCCAGCCGCCAATCACTTAGCTTTTTGCGCTTCCTCGCCCGCATACCGGGATGGTGCTATCGAAGGGACTTGAACCCTTACGCTGTTTCCGGCAGCAGATTTTGAGTCTGCCGTGTCTGCCAATTTCACCACGATAGCATATTAAGAGATGGTGGACCGTGCTGGACTCGAACCAGCCGAGCCGTGAGGCACCAGATTTACAGTCTGGCCCGCTACCTGCTACGGAATACCGGCCCATATTTGCCGCCAAAGGCGGCTTGGTGTGCTTACCCCCAATGCTGCTGCACAGGATTTCGGGAGCAATATTCCTTATATTGCTGCAATACTTCAACGCCACGCCCCGGTGAATCGGTTCTGTAGTCTACCGAATATGCAGCAAAGGCATCTCGTACTTTAGCGGCATATTCAGTGATAGTTCCCAGCATTTTGCCCTGCTGCTGACTCATAGCCGCCATCGTATCGCCAAACTTCATGGAATATTGGGCTTCCCATTCATCCACAAAATCTTCCTTGCTGGTGTTCCAGATATACCACGGCGGACATTCGCAATCATCAGCCTTATAGAGCATATCCATGCCCCGCATTGAGTGGTTGATATAATCCATCAATGCGTGATACAATTCGCGGTATGCTGTGGCAAACGCCTGCCTATTTTCATCGCCGTGTTGAAAGAGATGCCCCGAAATCAAAACACTGGCATAGTTTTGTTCAACAAAGCCGTACATATCAGCCAGAATTTGTTTGCGGCGGACAAGTTCTTCTGTTTTCTCAGGAATATCCGACAGTTTTGGAATAGCATTAAGCGCCACGCTTTTCCCGACTAATGCAGCTACCGCATCCGCCGCTCGTTCGTTCCGATTGGTGACTTTTAATGCTTGCTTTAAGTCTGCTGAGGTGACTTTTAATGCTTGCTTTAAGTCTGCTGAATCCAACATTGCCATTCTCCTTTTCTAATGTTTTATTTCTGGAGCTGAAAGTCGGACTCGAACCGACGACCTACGCATTACGAGTGCGTCGCTCTGCTAACTGAGCTATGCCAGCATTTTTCTCTTTGGGAGAATGGCTGAGATGGCTGGATTCGAACCAGCGAGTCAGGGAGTCAAAGTCCCATGCCTTACCACTTGGCTACACCTCAATATTTCGTGGGCAGACTTTGGGACCGTCTGCCGGGGTCGTAATCTCGACGAGTGCGCCAGCAACGGGATTCGAACCCGTGAACTCTACATCCTTTTGGATTAAGAAGCTGAATCCGCCCAGACTTCTGCCGGCATAAACAGTTTTTAGAGGAGAAAGCAGACTACGATGCCGCCTGCCAGGGCGCTTCATGAATGGAGAAAGTTGAAAAAACGGCGGGTGGCCGGATTTGAACCGGCGAGTGCGCTCTCCTACCAAAGCGCCCGCATATATTGCTTTAAGGGGGGGATTGGCAGACTATAACGCCGCCTGCCGGGGCAGATGTATGGGTAAAAAGGAGAAGAAAAAAATGGCGGGCGGTCGGATTCGAACCGACGAGCGTTTGCCCCTGCCGGAGCACCCGCATATATACTGAAGGAGAAAGGCAGACTACGACGCCGCCTGCCAGGGCAGATGTATTTGAATGAAAAGGGAGAAAGAAAAAATGGCGGGCGGGCGGATTCGAACCGACGGGCATTTGCTCCTGCCGAAGCACCCGCGTGTTTTGCCTCCTTCAATTTATGTTTGTATTATACCACATAACATCTTGATTGTCAATAAAATGATGAAAAAAGGCCCCCAGAATTGTGGGGGCCTTTCGATTAGTTCTTGCCAGCCAACTCGTCTGCCCAGAGCGAGAGCCAGCTGTAGATTTCGTCGCCGATGCTCTTATCGAACTCAGGATGCTCGTCGAAACTCAGCGGAACGTCGATTTGAGAACACTCCCCCGATTCGGGTTCGTAAATGTCGATTTCAACATGGTCGTTATCCATGCGGATAGTCAGCTCAAGATTCTTTTCCATAACTCATTTCTCCTTTCAAAAATTAGAAATCCCAGCGTTCGCAATCATTTCCTGTATGGGCGTCTGGCTCTTTCCCTTCATAAATCGGCCAAACGCCGGGTGGTTCTGGTATGCTTTTTCCAGCTTCGCTCTGGTCCGATGTGCTGCACGAGCTTCGCATTTGGATACGAAGTACATCATTCCGGGCAAGACCTGCCCGAAAGTGGTGTAACTGCTTTTGGGCTTGTCCTGCATGGACTTGAGGAAGTCCACAACAGCTTCTCTCTTGTCCAATTTATCAAGCGCCATTTTTCGGTAGTCGATAACAGTCGGGTCCAATACGGTGTCCTCATTGAGGATGACGACACAATGATGGGCAGGAATCGTATCTCCCACGAATAGCCATCCAGCATAAGTGTCAGCTTGATAGCCGGCGTTCCGCAATGCTTCACGCAAAATGAAAGCGTTGTGGTAACAGCCTCCAACAGTGAATTGCATCCCATCAAAAACAGAGCGGATACCGTCATCTTTGCACGGCACAGTATTGTCGTGGCTCAGGACGATGCCTGTTTTTCCGTTGAGCGGCCACATAGCAGATGGGATGATGATATCTTTCCCTCCCATGTCCGGCAAATCGGAGACGATGACTTTTTCTTTATTGTTGGATAGTTGAATATCTATAGTGCATTCTCCTCCTTTTTAACTTCTTCTTCCAATTAAGCGGTGGGATTGGCTGAGCTGACAAGGAGTCAGGCTCAGCCAATCCACAGTTTAATTGTAGGAATCTACGCCTTTTTGCATTGCTCCATGTCAGCCCTGCCCCGGAAACGGGCCGCGAGGCATTTCCTGTTTTGAGGGTGTTTCCGCATCAGGCTTAGGTGCATCCGCTGTGGCAGGCTGAGCCTGCTCAGGCGCTTTGACCGGCCGCGCAAATGCCTTAACGGTATCCCAGAATACATCCATCTGGTCCGTACACTCACGCTCTTCCAGGTAGGTCGCAGCAAGGTCCGCCATGTGGAGCATAGCAGCGAGCGGGTAGCGATTATAGACCTCACTGGTCTCGCGCTCATTCGCAAAGTCTCCCATGTGGTAGCGGATAGCCATGCGCTCCTCCGTGGTAAGTCCCAGTACGCCGAGGAATTTCTCGATGATGGCAACGGAGGCCTCTCCGTGGCCGAACTTGTGCGTATCGGTCACGGTGTAGCTCATAACCGTCTCCCAGATGAAATCTCCGAGGCTGTCGTGCTTTACGTCCTTTTGAAGGGCGTTTTTCACCTTCTCCGCGTCATACGTCTTCCGGTTCTTCGGTTCCATCGAATAGAACCCGACCTTGCAGATGTCATGGAGAAGCGCGACGATGGCAGCGGAGTCCATCATTGCCTTGCTTTCCTCGTTCTTGAGCTGCGCGTCGGCGTCCTTCATGGAGTTGGCGTTGCCTACGATGATAGTCAGCCATACATAGACATTCCAGGAATGCTCCATCAAACCGCCAGGATAGTTCCCGTGGTACTTCGTAGATGCGGGCGCGTTGACATAGTTCATCACGCCGTTTCCACAGTCCGACTGCATCCAGTTCAGGAGTCGCTTGATGCCTGGACGACCAGTCTCAATAAGGGCTGAAGAAATGTTCTTCCAAAGAGTTGCCTTCTCTTCCGTGGTCAGGCTTTCCTTGTGCGGAACATTAGCCGCAGTCAGTTTCACATTGCTCAACATTGCATATCCTCTCTTTCAAAGTTCAAAATTGTCAAGGCTGCTTTTGCGCTCCGCAACATTCTGCACCTTTTGGAGCAGTTCCTGCTTGATAGCAGGCCACGAATGAATCAGCTCAAGGCCAGCATCCGAACGAGTGCAGAAGTCAGAACAGCCGAATTCCTGCGTGCCGGTTGGCAGCAGGTTCATGCACAGATTCCCTGCACCTCCGCAAACACTGCGTCCGTCTACATAGAGACGATACTGCTTCCCGGTGGTGCCGTTGGCAAAGTGTACCACATTGCCAAAATAGACAGTAATCGCTTCACCACAGAGCTTCGGGCTGATTTCGGCTTCGATGTATGCCTTGATTTTCTCAATATTGGATTTCAGCTTTGCCTTTTCTTCTGTTGTCAGTTTCATTTTTTCATTTCTCCTTTACAATATTTGTGGAATCGTTCATATTTGATGTTTGATATAAGCAGTGCCAATATAGATGAGTTGAAATAACTGGAATTATTCCAGATACGGCTTGAGAAGCTGCTGACAGTTACGGATTGTCAGGCTCGACAAGATTGCGGAAGACAGCTCGTAGGGGTCATCTTCGACAGTCTCGCTGTCCCATTGCTCGTTGTCTTTGAGACGCCGACGCATCATCATCTTCACATAGCCCGCTTCATCCTCACTCGGCTCGATTTTCAGGCCATCGACTTCGCCGTTGCGTACTGCATCAACCAAATCTACGCCCATAATGTGCTCGGCAACCAAATTCTGCCAAAATTCCTTTTCTTCCCATGCTGGATGTTCTACCGTGCGGACTTTCGTTGCGGATGCGGATATCTCGACCTGTGTAGTATTATCCGGCAGGCCCAGCGTATCGCAAACCTCAGACCAAGCATCGCTATTCCGGAAATCCTGTTTTGCAAGTACCAGTTTCATTTTTTATTTCTCCTTTATAAAATAGTCTTGTTTATATAAAAGTCAGCGGTCTATAACCGCTGGCTGAACTTTCTTTTTGTTTGTGATACTTCCTTGGTATGTTCTTAGCATAGCGATAAATATGAGAAATGGCCCATTCTTGCACAAGGAACCCAAGAACCCAAGAATTCTTGCAAATTGGAATGGTTTTCTTGGAATCCTCAAAATTGGATTGACTTTTTAATGCAAATTTGGTATAATATACTTGCAACGATGGATAACACGTTTGCATCATTTTTTTCATTTCTCCCCTTCAATAATATGGTGGATGGACAGTTCTTTGTGAAACTGTGTCCATTCACCATATTTCTTTTTTGTGGAGGTTTTTATGAACAAGAAGTCTTTTTCCGGCCACGATATACCGGAGACTGCCAATCTGCCAGTTGCTCCCCTCACACCTGATGACAACGAGTTCTACGCCCTGTGCGGGTTCATCGACGATATCTTTTTACTGCCTGAGCGCCGAGAACGCATCGTGAAACTCGCACAGGACAACCACCTACCCATCTTCATGGTTGTGAATATGGTTGAACCTTACTTTGCGCTCAATCATATTACAGAGTATGACCACTCGCCTGATTCGTTTGAGACGGTGTTTAAGTATCTAAAGACACTCGCTGACGAGGAGGGGGAGCTGTTCGAATAATCTTTTTTCATCAACACGCAAAAAAACAGGGTAGCTATGCTACCCTGTTGATGTGTCTTGTTGTGTGATTCTTTCTGCTGTGGCAACTCAATCTTCGCAAGGCAGGCAGGACGCATCCATAACCTGCTCGTACAGTTTCTTGAATGCCCGGATGCGCAAGTCGTAATCATAATAGACAACTTTTGATTCCACGACATCCTCCCGCTCAACAGCTGGAAGAATCTTTATGACAACGGTATTTCTTTTTTTATTGATGGCCTCTCTGTCCTGTGTGAGGACTGTGATGGCGTAGATTTCCTTCGTTCTCGGATACAATTCCAGGATAAAAGAAACCTTGTTCACCATGTCCAGAATCTGAAAACGCTGCCGCTTCTCAACATAGTCGTAAGACTGGCGGCGAGAAGCACGGGACAGCACGATATCTTCGGAGACCTTATCGGCGAAGATGGCGTCTTCAAAGATGGTGCCGAGGATAATTCCAGCCTTCTCAATGGAGCAGTTTCTTTCGGTGGAGCGGTCCTCAAAGTGTTCGCTGTAGAACAGGTTCCACTCCCCATCCTGTCCGTTTGCATGGCCCATATAGATGGTCGTAGCATTCCGAAATGAGGCAATTTTGGGTTCTTTCTCCTTCATGTTGCATCTCCCTAAAAAGTTTTTACAACAAAGGAGACACCGAGAAATCGGTGTCTCCTTGCTTTGTATGTGCCGAATCAGAACGGCAGCTCACCGTCATCATCGGAGATGTCGATAAAGCCGTCATCATTCATGGCCGGCGCTGCGGAAGCGTATGTGGCGGAACTCCCACCGGACGCCTGCGCGTTGCCGTCCTCCAGCATGACGTTCGCGTTTTCTTTCTCCACCTTATCGGCTCCCACATGGTCCTTGGCAAACAGGGACACGCGGCCGAAAGCGGCACGCTTCTTCCCTTCCTTATCCGTATAGACGGACAGTTCGCCGGAGAGAACGATGTTCTGCTTGAAGGTCAAATTGGGGTCGCCCATGACCTGATACAGACCCATCGTGCTGCGGTCCATGAACACGCCGGCATACAGCTTGCCCTTGATAAGCTCGACGCCGGTGGTTTCCAGGAACTCCTTGAAGGTCAGGTACTTCCCATCGTAATAGACAGAAGAGAAAGGATTGCCGTTGTTGTTCTTGCGGTCATCCGGGGAGATAACAACAGTACAGGCAATCTGCTTGTACTGCTTGTTGTTCTTGGATGTGCGCTCGATGACCTTGAACGGCTTTGCCCCACTCTTGGGGAAGTGGATGCCGCACTGGAACGTGCCGGTGATGCTGACGCTCTTTTCGCCCTTGTAGGTGGAGACGACGTTCAGGTTGTTGGTGTACTCAGACATGATTTTTTTCTCCTTTTCGAAATAATTTTTGTGGTTGTAGCTTGCACATTAAAAAAAGGACAAGCGATTCTTCCCTGCGGACAGTTCCGAATGCGCTTGTCCCAGCGAAGTATCAAGTCAATTTCATGAGAGATACTTCTTTAATGTAACGCCATCATACCCTACGATTTTCAATTTTCAAAACCTGTCTGTTCGGAACCTGAGAACTAAAGAACCCCAACGGTTCACTGGCCGAACATGGTGCAGAAGCGATAGAGCATGACAATGGTTTCCGCTCTCGTCATGTGGTACTGCGGACCAAGCGTTTGGTTCGACTGCCCCACGACAATGCCATTGGTCGCTGCCCAGCTCAGCGGGCGAACGGCGTAAGAAGAAACCGCGTAGAAATCAGCGTAAGCGTTCAGCACGCCAGTCTCCTGATAGTAAGCGAAGCCACGGTAGGTAGCGTAGCGGTACAGGATAGCGGCTGCCTGCTCACGAGTAACGGCGGCATACGGCTTAAAGGAGTTATCACCGTAGCCGGTGACAATGCCGTTCTCCGCAGCCCAGTAGATTGCATGAGCAAAGGGAGAGGAAGCAGCGACATCGTTGAAGTAGGTGTGACGTCCGGGATTTGGGCTTCCGCAGATACGGTACAGGAGCAGAACCAGCTCACCGCGAGAAACGGGCGTGTTCGGGGAGAATACGTCATTGGACACACCGTTGACGATGCCGCGAGAAGTCATGTAGCACAGCTCGTTGTAGTACCATGCAGAGTTGCTCACGTCATAGTACGGATTCTTCCAGCCCGGAGTCCAGTCATGGTTCGGTCCACCGGGATACCAGTTGCCGGCATTGCCCCAGTACCCGTTGATTCTGGTGAACTCCACGTCGAGGCGGTGGTCATCTCTGACGTTGGTGAAGGTGTACTGATTGTTGCGGGTGGAAACCAGAGAACCGTCCACATAAACGGCAGAAATCCGATAGCCTGCATCGGGTTCAAAGTAGAACGTGCGGCTATTTCCTCTGGCAACGGTGACACTGCCGCTGTCATTGGGCGTTACCGTACCGCCATAGCTGGAGCGAATGGTGATATCATATCTGGAGTTAGAGGAATTACGCTTTGCGAACTCAACGTAAATCTCGTGGTCCTTGCTGACATCGCGGAAGGTGTAGCTGCTCTTGGTTCCGACATACTCGTTATCGACATAGACGCCGATAATCTCATAGCCACTGTTCGCATAGAAGTTGAAAGTCTTATCCGCACCATCCCGCACGGTATTCGTGCCAGACGGAGAAATGCGGCCGCCATCGGAAGCGGAAGCGTCGATGGTATACCGGTCATTCGTCGGTTTGGAGTGATTGGAAAGAATTTCGAAATGCTCCGTGGCATACGAGCCTCGGTAACTATTGATGCCGGTAACAAAGACAGTTGCCGTGCCAACCTGTCTGTTGTTGGAGAAGCTCAGAGTGTAGTCCTCGCCTTCCGTCAGACGGTTGTTATAGCGGTCATAGACCTTTACCGTCGGCTCCTGGTAGGTGCCGTCATAGTAGACATCATTGACAACCACGCGGAAGTCCGTGCTAATGACGTCATCATCGACCTTGACATCATAGTAGGTCATTGTTCCTTCACGAACCGTAATAGCATAATTCGGGTTCACGGGGAATTCCGCACGGATGCCAAAGTACGGGCCATAAGAGTAGCCCGTCTTGGAATAGACGGAATAACGAGGCGAACCGAGGCTGTCGCCGGGGGCGAGGCTGCCGCTGGTGATGTCATAGCGGAAGGTCGGGTCGGTATCTCGGATGCTGCAACGCACGTCGCGGATGCGCACCGTGATGGGAGCTGCCTGAATGGTGAACTCACGCACCTCGCTGACCTTGCTGTAGCTGCCGATTCCGTTGATGGTGACGCTGGCCTTGCCAGCATTGACGTTGTTGCGGTAAACGAGATTGTAGTCCCGTCCCTCTGTCAGCGTCTTTCCGGTGGAAGCGTCCTGAACGGTGGGCTTCGGCGTCTGAGCACTGCCGTTGTAGAAGACATTGGACGGGCCGCTGATAACGACGGTGCCGAGCGTCTGGACAATCGTCAGAGTACCGGGCAGAACCGTGATTTCGTAATCGGCGTTGTCCTGGAAGGTCGCGCTGACCGTCTTGGTGCTGTTCCCGTTATCCTTCACGGAATACTGTGGCTGTCCAAGCGAATCTCCGGAAGCAAGTGTTCCCTGAAGAATCGTGTAGGTGTAGGAGGCCGGGTCCTTGACATCCTGCACATCGTCCACCTTCACGACTAACTGAGCGGGGTGAATGGTGAACTCACAGCTGTCAACATACCCTGCATACTTCCCCATTCCGAGAATGTACGCAATTCCCGTGCCGGCGTGAACATTGTTGCTGTATTCCATCCGGAAGTCAGTACCAGCAACCAGTTCCGTGCCACCCACTGTGATTTTTGGCGTCGGCGTCTGTGCTTTTCCGTTGTAGATGATGCCGCTGCTGTCAATTTCGCCGATACTGGGGCCGGACACGGCCTGCATTACGGCATAGTCTCCTTCTGTCCTCTCCGCCCCAGCAGTGCCGAGAGCTTGTGCCGGTGCTGTGACCAGCGTAAGCGTCAGAACTGCCGAGAGTGCGGCGGAACACACACGGTTTTTCCTATTCATGCAAAATTTCTCCTTTCAAAATTTTTGGGGTTCCGCTCTATATATTATCCCACATATACACCTATTAGTCAATTTATTTCTGACTGAATATCCAAAAAGGCCGAAAATATACAAAAAAACTGCGCGTCCTCCTTTTTCAGGAAGACGCGCAGCTTTTCAACTTATCACCGTGAACGCAGCGTGAAGCCGGTCGCCCAAAAGGGTGTGCCGAACATCTGTCTGGTTGTTCAGTATGGCGGTGTTGAGCGCCTCTGTTTGACCAATCAACGCGACGTTCTGCTTGGCTCTCGTCACGCCCGTATAGACGATATTGCGCTTGAGCATAACTTTGTGTTCCTCGGATACCACCATGATGACGGTTTGGTACTCTGACCCTTGACTTTTATGCACGGTTGTGCAGTAAGCAAGGTCAAGGTCCTGCATCATCTCAGGCGTATAGTCATGGCGTTTGCCGTCCCCGTTGAATTCGATAGACGCGATGTAAGTCCATCTGTTCATATCGTCCGGGTCCGGCATTTTGCTGATTTCATGGATAACGCCAATATCGCCGTTCATAGCGATTTCCGTGTTTTTCGTCTGCATGACCAAATCACGCGGACGAAACTCCAGCTTTCGAATCTTGATGCTCTCCTCCCCTTCTATGGGTGGATTGATAAGATTCTGGAGCTGGCGGTTGAACTCGTTGACGGAGAGCAGGCCCTTGTTCCGGAACGGATTCAGCAGAATCACATTCTCCAGACCAAATTTCTTCACCGCTTTCACATAGAACGCGCAGGCGGTGCGGAGAATTTCTTCCGGTGCAGACCGCTCAATGAAACAGAATGTGTTAGTAAAAGTGAGGTTTGTGCAGCCCTGGTTGATTTTCAGGCTATTCCCAACAATGGGGTTATCCTGTGCCTGACGGAAAATGACGCTCAGTCTGGTTGTTGGAACAGCCTTGCTGCGAATCATTTCGCGAAGCACATTACCGGCACCGACAGATGGCAGCTGGTCAGGGTCGCCGACAAAGACGACCTTTGCTCCATCAGGAATCATGGACAGAAGTTTCGCAGCGATGAATTGGTCCATCATGGAGGACTCGTCAATAATAAACAAGTTTCCCTCCAGGAAGCCCTCGTTGCGGTTGTCCAGCTCCGGTACTCCGGTGTAACCGATAGCAGAATGAATGGTCTGTGCTGGAAAGCCGGTTGCCTCAGACATTCTTCTTGCGGCTCTTCCCGTCGGAGCCAGAAGCACAGCATTGGAATCTCCACCGAACACTTGCTGATGGACATAGAGAACAGCCTTTGTGACTGTTGTTTTGCCCGTGCCTGGTCCGCCAGTGATGATTTCGACCTGATGCTCAAAAACACCGTGTACGGCGTCTCGCTGGCTGTCGGCCAGCTTGAAGTTCGCATCTTCGTACTCTTCGATAAAGGTATCAATTTCTGTGATTTTAGAATCGGAAGCGCTCATAATGCGGCGAATATCTTTGACAATCCCCGTCTCCTCCTCAAAGGATTTGGTGGAATAGACCATGTTGGCTGTGACCTTGATGGCCTTCATCTTGTACGCAAGGTTCAGCGCCTCTTTGCAGCTGTCCTCGGACACTGCGTTATGGAAGCCAGCATTAAGCACCTTGGTCATCTCACCGAGCAGTTCGTCCTTTGGAACGCACACATGGCCTTCCATAGATTTTTGCTCGAAAATATAAGCAAGGGATGCGATAAGGCGTGCCGACCTCGCGGGGTCAAAATCCGGCAGCGCACGCGCCAGCCTATCCACGGTCTCGAAGCCGAAGCCGCGCACCTGCATCAGGGAATAAGTATGATGCTCAACGGTATCCAGCGGGTCAAGCTCATTCTTGTTGCAGTAGCGTACCAAGTCGTTGAGCATCTTTGGCGTAATCGCCGCCGCTGCATCGCCGAGCTTTGCAATGATTTTCCGCTGAAACTCCGTCTCTTTCAGTCTGGTCATCAGCTTTGTTACTATTTTATCAGTAACGCCATTGACAGCCTTGAGTTGAGACGGGTCAGACTCCAGTACATTCCAGACGCCATCGCCCCATTTGGCGTAGATACGCCCGGAAACGACTTTCCCGATACCGCATTTCAAGCTGCAAAAATAAGAGACAATGGCCGCCTTACCTTTTGGCTGCTCCATATCGAAGTAGCTTACTTCGAATTGGCGTCCATACTTCCCATTCTTGCTCATTCCCCACTTTCCGTGAAGGGTGTAGATGATGTCGCTTGCCGTCGGAAGGTTGCTTCCGCACGCGACGAGATACTCACCGGTATCCGCATCCTTATAGCGGACGACCATGAAGCCGTCCGCCGAATGGATGGTGAAGGAGTGTTTGCAGCGCACCTCCTCCTTCAGCGTCTGGTTGATATCGTTACACAAAGGCTGTCACCTCCTTCCGGAGGCACAGCGTCTGTGGCTGATGTGTCTCATTTTTTCATTTCTCCTCTCATTGAAGAAGCATCACTTTTTGCGAGTACGCACCTTTTTCCGTTTGATGCTGAAGACCCGTGAACTTTCCGGATTTACTGACACACACTGATTGTACGCATCAGGGAAGCGGATTTTCAGAGTTTCCATATCCACGTTCGTTCTCGAACGCGGACTCCATTTGACTTCCATAAACTCATTGTCGGGAAGATTGATACGTCCCTCTACGGCGTCGTTCAGCTTGAGCATGAACAATTCAGAGATAGCATCCTGGCGCTCTTTGATGGCATCGACTTCCTTCTGCTTCGCGACGCGGTTTTCACCAAGCGTGAGCCACTCATTTGCGGCGGCCAGCATATCCAAGTCGTGCGTCATATCGACAGCATCGGCACTGGGGTCTGCATAGCCGCTGTGATAGGTTCGGATGACTTCGATATCCTTCTTCGGGATACCGGAAGCCTCCGGCTCCACATTCGGCTCCACATAGGTGTTCCACCACTCTTCTCCGTTTGCCAGCTGGTCGTCTTCCGCCAGCTTATCGCGCTCGACGCAGCGGGCGACGAACTGCTCGCCGCTGTACGCACTGCCGACGTAAAGTCCCCCAACGATAAGGTCAACAATGAACAGGCAGCCAATGTATGTTCCCTGCACGCGGTCATCATCCAGCACTGCCGGATACTGGCGCGTCTGCGGGACATAAGAGCGGGGAATCTTGCCGTCTTTCCATGCGTCCCAGTTTTCCGCGACGGTCGTTTTCGCCTCAAAGACAAAGATGCGGCCATCCGGCGAGATGACAATGCCATCAATGTTCGCCGTCTGATGCGGGTACTTCCGGGAACGGAACATCCGTGTTTCGGGAATCCGCTTGAAGCCAGTCAGCTTCAGAAAGGCGTCAATGACTCTATCTTCCATGATGTGTCCACGCTCGAAGACGGCCTGGGCATCATTAGACGGAATGAGTTCAGGGGTGCCCACCTTGTCGTGGTAGGTCTCCTGCGCCGTTTTGTACCGGCTCTCGCCACGGATGGCGGCGGCGTCAGAGCCGCCGATGCCGAAGTGACGAAGGGCCTCCCACTCTTTCGTCTGCACGAAAGCGCAGTCAACGACGACCTCCGCATTCGGCCACTCGAAGCGATGCTCGATAGGCTTCCCGTCGTAGCTGTTCTGAACCCACATGGCAAGTTCCACGCTGTCCATCCGCTCGAACAGGTCAAAGCTGTTGTCAAACAGGATTTTGGCCGTCTTCGCGAACGCCGCGCCGTCCATGCCGGACTTTGCGAGCGCGTCATCGAGTTTTGCCATACGGGCCTTAATGACTTTCACCGTGTCCTCGAAGTAGGACCGTTTTCCCGCACAGATATGCGGGCAGGAATCAGGCAGATTGCATTCAAAATAACTCATTTCTTATTCTCCTTTTTTGAAATTCGGATTGAACGTGCTGTTGTATGCAGCGGTTCCGTTCCAGTCATCGTAGAGGACGGTTTCCGTCTGCGTCCCATTCCGAAACGTGACGTTCGGGCGGATGCAGTTCCCGTCTATCCACGAGGCACCGCATTCGTGGCAGGTCAGCCAACGAGCGAACGGTTCGTTGCAAAGTTTCCGCATGAGGTAGCCACCGGTGTCGAGTCTGCGCCAGATTTCTGTGCATTCGCCATCCATGTCGCAAACGAACTCGACATCAATGGTCTTCGGCGGATTGCGTGTCTGGTCGTTCTTGTATGTGTTCCACGACACGCTCGGAAACCACTCTTTGCAAACCTCGCTATACTCCATCTTTGAATTTTCTGCAATGTACTGTTCACCGAGCAGCTCCACATCTTCTTCTTTCATATAGAGCTTTCCGGTGTTGCCCGCGTCATCAGTGAACACAACCGCTTTTCGTTCTGCCAGAACGATGTCCGCGTTATCGCCATACGGAACAGCTTCTTCCTTTGTGATGTCTTTGATTTCAACTTTCATTTCTCATTCTCCTTTTTGTACTTTTTCTTCGCACATTCCGGGCAGAGGACGTTTTCGCCGCTCTGCATCATGGTCATGTAGATTTTCTGTCCAAACGCGCTGATGAAGCACTTGGAGCAAAAAACCTTTCCGCATCCTTCCGCCTCACACGACCACAGTTCCCCGTGGACGTCATCGGAGGCGTCCCACTTCGCGTTGTGGCCGCAGAAATCGCAGGTGTAGGTATCTGTCTTTTCGACATACATAAGCAGTTCTCCTTTCATGGGCGGCGGTGTGGGATTGCTCCGCACACCGCCGTAATCACTTACTTCCAAGCAACTGTTCCACCGATGTCATAATCGGACCAGTTGAGGTTCAGCGTCTTTCCGATAAGCTCTTCCAACTCCAGAACCTTCGCATCGCTCGCACCTGCGTGCTTGGCGTAGGTGGGGATTTGTGCCATGCTCAGGTAGATGTCCAGCGCAGACATACGCGGCGAGTTGATAACGAAGGTGTCAACCTCCTCACGCGCCGGGTCAGCGTACTTTCTGGGAATTTTCAGGTAGGAGCAGATACCGACGAGGCAGTTGACGGGATTGGAGATTTCCATGCTTCCCATCTTCTGCATCATGGCAGCGCCATCCTCAAACAGCGCGTACAGTCCGTCCGCTTCATCCTCGAACTTCTCCAGTCCGTACTTCCCTGCCGCCAGCTTCTTGTGCTCGACGCGAATGCCCTTTCCAATGGCGAAGGAGAAGGCCCCGCCTGGGGACATCAGCTTCGGCATCAGAATTGCCGAACTGGTCGCTGTGTCGCTGGTAGACAGTCGAACAACGGGCATCCAGTTGACAGCATGATTGCGGGAGACCGCGTTCGAAAGCGCCTTCTGGTACTTGTCAATGAGGTCGTCACGGACGTCGGGCAGCTCCCACACAGCGCTGGTATAGCTATGGGAATTGAACCCTTCCTTGAACTTCGGGACGCCGAATCGGTTATTCAGCTTCTCCTTCGTGATACGGACCAACTCGCTGATGCGCATAATGGCGTAACCGTCGGATGCGCCGCTGTGCAGCGCGGACAGTTTGCCATAACGCAGCAGGAGAAGCCCGTTTCCCTTGGCATACCGCAGAGCGATATTCAAGCACTGCGCAAGGTCGGCAAACCCTTCCGCTTTCACCATGTTCGCATTGGCGGGGCCAATCAAACCGGCGGTGGTGTAGAGTGTCGCACGACCGGTATCACGCAGGCACCAGGTTGTGCCCTGATACTGAACCATGAGGTTCGTACCGTAACCACCATGCAAATCGTTGACGGCGGTATCATGTGCCGTATCATGGTCAACGCCATACTTTGCCACAGCGTCCGCTACGAACATCGGCCCATCCAGAGGAATGACCTGAAGCTCTTTGCGAGGGATTTCGGGGAGCCACTCGCTGTTGTTTTCCATGTCCCGGATAGAGTCGATAAATTCCGACTCGTCATGGAACATTTCTTGGAAATCGTCAAAAATCTTGCTGCTCATTTTTTCATTTCTCCTTTTCGTGAATTATTAGGTGATATATAAAAGCCAGTATCCGCAAGGGATACTGACTGAACTTTCTTTATGTATGTGATACTTCCTTTGTATGGTCTCAGCATACCGGCGGATGAAGAAAACGCCTTATTCTCCTTTCAAGAACCCAAGAACCTGAGAACCAAAGAATCACAAAGAAAAGCGCCGCCCGTGATGGGCGACGCTTCTGTTCCGGAAAGATAATTCAGGGGTTTGCGGCAAAAAGCAGGTTACTGATTTCTCCGCACACAGCGTAGATGCCGGCGGTATCTTTCTTTCCGCTGGCTCCGGAGGTAAGTACGACCACGCCGCAGCCCGTGTCAGGATTGTAGCACATGAGGTTGTACGCACCGTATGCGCTGCCGGTGTGATAGAACAATCTGCTCTGCCCATAGGTATTGGCTCGCAGACGCAGAGGCTGGCACTGGTAGAATCCGCCGGACACAGCCTTATCGCCGTGTGACTCCAATGTGGAGACGATGGACGGAGAAAGGTACTGTGCGCCCTCGTATTTGCCATCACCGGCAAGCAACGCCACAATTTTTCCAAGGTCGTAGGCGCTGATGGTGAGTCCGCCTGCGAATCCACTGCCGTCCGTACCGGGCAGTTCGTCATCAATAGCCTTGAGCATTTCCTGGTAGGACAGGCCCGTGCTGCCATCGGCACGGTAGAGCACCGCCAGTTTTTTCGTATCGGATACACTCCCTGTTCGGAATGCCGCGTCGATGGACAGTGGACGGTAGAGGTAATGTCCAAGCAGCTCGTCCATCGTGCAGCTGTTTGCTCGCTCGACCGCAAGCCCCAGTGCAGAGAAGGCGTAGTTGTTATACAGCCAGTTTTCCAAGTTGCCGGAACAGACCTCGCGTGTCGCAGACGAAGACATGAGTCGCGTCTTCATCCCCTCATAGCTTCTTGATACATCCTCCGGTGCCCTGAGAGAAGATGTATGTGTGAGAACGGAACGGACTGTAATGTGGTCTCCTTCCTGTGCTTTGTGGATGGGAAAACCGAGGTAGGTGTCCAGCTCTGTATCGAGAGTCATCGTTCCTTCTTCTGCGGAAAGGCTCGCTGCCATACCAACAAGCACTTTTGAGATGGATGCAGCCCGAACTTTCGTATCTGCTGTCATGGCTGATACTCCGCGAACCGCCTCTCCATACGCAAAGGTATCTGATACATGGCCGTCCTTAATGTACGCAATCGACAGACCGACCGCACCGTACTTTTTTGCAATCGCATTGATTCTGTTTTGCAACGCTGCGTGCTGTTCTGTGGCCTGCACCACGGCTGACGCCGGGATTGTCCGGACAACAGGTCCGTTATTCTGGAGCCAGCAGCCGAGTGCGAGAATCATATCGACAGCTTCTTTATGATTCATCGTGCCTTTCGGCTCGAATCCTTTTTCTGAAGCGGTCAGGATGCCGTTCTCCATGCACCATTTCACAGCTCTTCTCGCGTAAAGCGGGACCTGCGCGGCGTCAGCGCACGCAAGCAGCGTGCGGGATGAAAGCGGGGCGGCGTCACAGCCCATCGCCTTCGCCAGACGGGCAGCCATCACAGCGGCCTCATTCCGTGTCAGCGGTGTGTCCGGCTCCAGTACGCCGGCCGCCGTGCCATTTATGATTCCGTTTGCCTTTGCCCAGCTCACCTGAAGCGCGTAGTATGCGTTCTCCGGAACATCGGGGAACGATGTGCTCTGAACCGTATCAAGCTCCGGGTTTGCGAGGTTCACCAGCATGGTCAGGAACTGCGCCCGTGTGGTCTCACCTTCTGTCTCAAGCATTTCTTCCGGGATACCGTCCGGCACGCCGGCTTCAAGACTCTGAGTCGGCTCAGTGTTATACGTTGCGTCTCGCACCTCCGTATCGGTCTCAAATTCTAATGCTGCGGAGCTTGGCGTCGCGAAAAGCAGCAGCAAAAAAGCCGCAGCAAATGCGGTAAATTTTCTTTTCACGTTCATAAAAAATATTGGCCGCTCCTCCCCCCACGCCTTTCGGCGCGTGGGGGAGAAACGGCATTCTCCTTTCCGATAAAATTATTGCCATCTCACGGCATGGTAGATTCCCGCTCCCTGTTCCGGGTCATTTTTGCTTGCTGGAAGGTCTTCATAGTGGACGCCCCGCATCTTCCGGGTAATCTTGATGGGATACGGAAGAGCTGCGTTGTCCTCGTTGTAGCAGGCAATGTCGATGCCGACGCCGCGAAGCTCGGCACTATAGGGCCGGTATAAGCTGACGGTTTCCCTCAGATGCTTGTCGAGCGCGTCACGCAACTGCTCAAACGGGATGGACAGGTCTGCAATGACCGGATACCATCTGAAATCCTTCAGACGGTACTGCTTTACGCTCCCGTTGTAGAAGCGGTGGATATGCGGAAGCAGGAAGTCCGGATTCTCCGCGATGAATGCGCGGTTCCACCGAACGACCAGTTCGTACACATCCTGCCCGTTGAACTCGCCGTAGCCTTCATAGCATGGCTCGTGGATAAAGGTCCCGTCCGGGCAGGCAATATAGCCTGCCCGGTCAGTACGCAGGTTCTGTGTGTTGTCAGTATCGGCAAAAAGCCAGGAAAAGCATCCCATGTCTCCGCCTCCCCTCTCACGCCGCGTTGGAACGAATGTCCGTGAGGATACGCTCCAGCGCCTTGTATACGCCGGACGGCGTAAGCGCGTGCTGTTCCTTCGACAGGTCATTCCCTCTCCCGTGGTTCCACAGGAGAAGTGTGAAGATTTCAGGGTGCTCCGCAAACACGCGGCCATATACGGCCTTCGTATCGGCGTTCAGGATGGACACGGTAGCATTCATCCCCCGGTTCTTGAGCGCACGGCAGATGCGCCGTGCCTCCAGACGGAGCGCCTGCTTGGATTCATCCAGCAGCTTCCCATCCTCGCTCATGTCGAAGTAAATGGTTAGGTTGCCATTGAACGCACCATGCACAGCGCCGCCATCCACGATATCGAACAGCTTCACGTTCTCAATGTCATATTCAAAACGCACCAATGTTCTCATTGTCATTTCTCTCCTTTCCCTTCTTCAAAAATGATTTTGGCTGCCTTGCGAAGCTCCGCGACCTTTTTTGCTTTATTTCCCGTGTCATCCAGGTCGAAAGTAAGGGCAGCATCCTTGAACCGCGTACAGCCATTCAGAGCGTCATCCCAGAGCGCACCGCGTTCCTCCTGTGCCTTGCTGAGCAGCGCCGCCTTATCCGAAGACGCGGCGAGTTGCTTCTTCAACGCGGGGAAATCGCGTTCGTCCATTTCGCAGGCGTTCGTATACTCGAAACGCTCATAGAGCGAATCAAGGTACTGGGTGGCTTTTTTTGTTAAGCCAAAACCCCTTACATAGACGTCTTTCCCGGCAGAATCGCTCAGGAAGCAGAGGCTCGGATTGGACTGCGCGGAGAATTCGTAGACCGCCTCGCAGACAGCCTGCAAATTTTCCATGCTTTCTTTACGATTGGGGACATCTTTCCCTTCCAGATGTTTGGTCAGGAACTCCTCCAAGCCTTTGCGCTCCTCAGACGGGAATAACCATGTGGCTCGCCACGAATTCCGCAGTAAGACGGGGTAGACCGCGCCGCCGACGAGAATGGCGAATTCATCCGCCGCGTCATCTCCGAAGAACTCAAGAGCGCTTCTGAGCCACGGCAGCAAGGCAGAAGAAACTACATCTTCGGCGATATCCGCCGCTCGTGTTTCTTCCTGAATACCCTGTACGCAACGCGCCATAATCGTGAGGTCGTAGATACTCTGCGGCTTTCCGATGTGCCACGCATCGAAGATTGTCATGCTCATTTTACGCCTCCCTTTCCGCCTGCTGCATCAGCTGGGCAAGGATATCGTAGGCGTCTGTACCCTTTACCTTGTTGAGCAGTGCCATTGTGTCCGCATAACGTTCTCTGATGACAGGCATACCGCAGAGCGCGGAACGAACCTGAAAATATCCCGGCGTCCGCTTGGCGGCAGCCAGCAGATGTGCTACGTTGCAGACACTCAACTCTTCTGCGCATCCGGCCCACTCGAAGGAGTCTCGGCCGATGGGTGCGCCGTTGCGGGGTGGAGTATTCCGCTCAATGGCGTCCAGGTACTCCTGCGTGTAACGCTCGGTGGAGGTGTCTTGAAGCGCCTCATAGGCCATCTTGAACGCGGCCAGCCACAGCCAAATGCGGTGTGCGATGGTTCGTCCCATATACGGGACGGTCTCCACGCCGTCCGCGTCCATCTCCAGCCATGCGGAGAAGGCATCGGGATTTGCCGCGAAGCCATTCTTAGAGTTGAAGCTGCCCAGCAGGTCCGTTTCTCTCTCGTCGAGGTCGTCCTGATACTCTGTTTCTCCGTTTGCGAGCATATCGGGATGATTGTCCCTATACTCTTCCAGCAACATGGTCTTGCGCTCACGAAGCTCACCCTTGGCCGTTTCGTAATCAAAGAAGTAGTCGTCCGTTGTGCAGACAAACTTCTCCATGAAATAGCCGGGTTTCTTCCAGTAGCCGGAAAGAGCCTTCAAAGTGGCAGTCTCCGTCAGGCAAATGACCGCAGAGCCAAGGTCTCCGGTGATATACACATGATAGCCGTCCATCACCGCACGAATCGCGTACGCCTGCGTCCCTGGCTGTCTCCAGTTCAGAACGCGCACGTTTTCGTCCAGAATGTCGAGGCGTGCCTTGTGGTTTGCGAATCGCTTTTCAGCTTTTACCATTTCCTGATTCATTTTTTACTTCTCCTTTCCGCGTTCAGCAGTAGCTGCGTGCAAAATCCCGGTAAGCGTTGATACTCATTTCACAGTCATCGACCAGTCGATTGATGATGGAGATTTCGTCCTCGGCAACACCGGAATCCTGAAGCTGCTTGAGCTTCTCGTTCACTTCCTCTACGGTCTCACAGGTAGTGAACCGGTGAGAATGGAAATCCAAAACATAAAACATAGAAATCTTCTCCTTTCGGTTTTCAAATGGTTGTGTTGTAATCCTTCGTCTTCACTTGGATGATAATTTGCGTACATTTGACAGTCACGAATGTCACTTTTGCTTCCAGGATACCTGGCATAGCGACTGCCGGAATCTGGTATAGGCTGCGAAAATGCCCAATCTCCTGCAAGCCGACGCGAACTACGACAGGGATTTCATCGCTGGCGGCACCGATTTGGCTGCAAAAGTCGAAAACAGTCAGTTTCTTCATAGGGTTATCCCCCACTCAGTTCCAGCAGAGATTCCTGATTTCGCGGTCAGACAGACCAATCGTTCCATCCAGCATCTCCGTCAAGAACTCATACTGCTCGTCGCCAGTCATGCGGTCGGCATACTCCAAAACATTGTGGATAATGCGACCCGCCGTGCCGTCGATGTCGAAGTTGTTCAGAAGCCACTCGTAAGTGCCTTCGAGGCCGCAGGCTTCAGTCTCCTCGTCATCTGTGTTGGCGTCGCCATTTTCAAGAGCGTCAGCAAGGTCGTTGAGCATCTCTTGGATGGCGTCAGCGTCTTCCACCAACGTCTTGATGTCTGGCACACCACTCACGCTGCCCTGCGCATCGACCAACATCTTGACGTGTTCCTCGGTATCGAAGCTGTCCGCGTAAGAACGGACTTCGGCTGCAAGACTCTCGGCGTCAGATGCGTCTTTCGTCAGAACCGTGAAGGAGAAATCTTCCCCCGCCGGACTGCACTGGTTAAATTCGATGCTATCGCTGTCCATATCGACTGCCCATCCGTAGCTTTCTGCAATTTGAATCATTTTTTCCATTTTTTAATTCTCCTTTTTTGAAATTTTTTTGATATATAAAAGCCAGCATCCGTATGGACGCTGACTGAATTTTCTTTGTGTTTGTGATACTTCTTTTGTATGGTCTCAGCATACCGGCAGGCACGGAAAACTCCGCATTTTGCAAATTGGAACCTAAGAACCGAGGAACCTCAAATCTGGAGTGTGAAAAGACGAAAAGAAAAAGCGCCGCCCACAAAGGGGCGGCGCGCAGGTTTAAGACTTGGGAATGGCCTCCAGAAAGGGTTCGACCTTCCGGAACACCTTCTCAGAGCAGAGAACATTATTTCCGTTGCCAAGGTGCAGTTCCACGCGGTCGCCGATTCTGTTCCAGACCTTCTCCCCGTGCAGTGTATAGACGGGTAGGCTGCCGTATCTGCCGGCTTCCACGGTATGCAGCAGAGACGTCAAGTTCTTGATTTTATACAAGGGCCGTCACCTCTGTCATTTCCCCGTCGCAACGGAGAATCTTGAAGACCGCCATATCCACATTGGGATATGCCTCGGCAATCTTCTGGGCGACCTCGGCCTTGGAGGCTGCGTATACGTCCATGACGAGCATGGGACCACCGCAGTCCGCCCAGTTGCCCTCCTGGGATTCATCCATCGGGTCAGCATCCTCGGACAGCTGCTGGGGGAAGTAGCCCTGCGCGTCGCGCACATACGAGCTATTCAGGAACACAAGATAGCGGCATTCCGCAACCTTGTCCCTGACTCGCTCAAAGAAGGCGCTGGCATCGAAGAGCTTTACCGCTTCCTCAAAGTGACTCGCACACTCCTCCGCAGGGACAAACAGGGCAATTTCGTCACCCTCCGGGTCGGTATCCTCGCCGAACAGAACGGTCCCCCACGGCTTGCACTGTCTGGTCAGTTCCGTTGCAATGCTGCGGAGCGCTTTCCTCGCCTTCTGTTTGGCGTCCTTGACAGCAGGGACATCCATCCAGTTACTGTTGAACATCGTCGTGAGGAGCATCCCATCCTCGCCACTGTAAGTGACCGTATAGAGATTTGCGTCGTAGCCGGTGCTGAGCTGATAGTGTTCGTACAGTTCCTTCACCGCAGCGGGAAGCCGCTCAGAGTCACCTGTCGAAAACCCAGAACCGGGATAGTTTACCTCGCCCTCGGCGTTACACCAGTAATACATGGAATCGGTCTGATATGCTTTGTTCAAACTTTTAATCATTTTTCATTTCTCCTTTGTTCCGTATTTTTCTTATTCATTGCCCGCCCGGATAACCGCAGCGACGGCCTCTGGCGTCGCGCCGATGGCATCCGTATAGTTGATGAACTCGTCCTCGGCATAGTCGCGTCCGCCCACGATGTAGGCAGAAACTACCATAGTCCAGAGGTGTTTGAAATCCTCAACGGACATATCGGCTGGCCGCTTAGCCAGCAGCCTTGGATGGGTCTTGGCAACAATGTCCAGCAGGGCATCTTCGTCGATGGTCTTGCTGTACGCATAGGTCTCCTTGTCGTTCAGGAGTCGTTCGACCTGTGCGGCCAGGATTTCGACGCGCTCATAAGCGGTCAGCGCCCCGGCACCGTCGTCAGGACCGCAGCCGTTGTCCAGCTGGGCCTGGAATGCGGTCAAGTCCTCGTCCCAACAGGCGGTGTGTGCCAAGTAATAATAGGCGTTCTCGGCAGCCACATTGACGTCGAACCTGGAGTCATACTCCAGCTCGTCCAGTGCCCTGTCGATGACCTCCCGAACCCGTTTAAGGGTGAGAGAGGAGGATTCGTAGTCTTTCAGCAATTTCATGCTTCTGTCTCCTTTCAAGTCAAGAAAATCAGTTGTTGGGCTTCAGAATATCGGGTATCCAGTTTTCAGCAGATGGCCTGCGGAGGCTCTCCGGCACGCAATCATAGAACGCCGAATTTTCCGCCACAGCCATGTCGATAATCCAGAAATCGTCACCATTCTGCATCACGTCGATGCTCCACTGGCCTTGCAGGTCAAGCGCCGGCAGGAATTCCCGAATGTGTTCCACCACAGAATCGACATTCTCATGGTAGCGCCGCATCAAGGTCGCTTCGTGACTTTTGAAAATCACATAATCGTGCATCTGATGCGGACTGTTTGCGTCCGAGCATGAACCAAAGCGATTGAGCATAGTCTTCGGCTCCCAATAGGGAGAGACACCGATGACAGCATCGCTGTCACAGTCAACAAATACGCGATATTCCGTATGAAGAGGCAAACCATGATAGATACAGGGATTTCCCTCTTTATCTGGAATAAATTCCCGCACGACCCACTCATTTGTCGTTGAGACCCCATAAATGCAGGGAAAGCTAAGGGGACCGGCCATCTGTAACGCCTGATGGTGGATGTAGAGCAAATACTCGCCAAGCTCTCGAACCTCTTTTTCTCCGTGTACCAGGCAATTCCGGAAGTCGAACTTCGATGAATAGGTGCCGGTTTTCACGAAGTAATCCCGCTCGTCATTCAGGCGAAATACAGCGTGCGCCCAGTTATCGACGATTTGGATGGTCGAAGGCGTTAGGCTGTGATAGTCCAGACGAGTCAGCTGTAAGAGCGTCAGGGGGACCTTGGCTATCGTCGTTGCCGGAATCCGGAAGAATCCAGAATCCCGGTAGGCACGCACAAGCTCCGGGAACCAATGTCCGATGGAGTTGCGATTCTGCCCGATGATGCGGTAGGCCAGCGCATCAAGGTCAAGGATGTCCAGTCCCTGCCGAAAGCGGTTATACGCATCCCGACGGTCCTTCGGCGTCTTCCCGTTCTGCATCTTGTCGTAGTAGAACAGGAACACAGCTGAGGCGGTGATGTCAAGGTCTCGCTTCATCAGTTCCCCACTCAGCTGCGGTCGCAGCGAAGCGGGAATTCGCAGCAGGTCCTGATTGGTGACAGGAGCATTTTTCTCCGGTGCGTTGGAAAGCGATTTTTCAATTTTGCCTGTTTTCCCATCATAAGTGTAGGTCAGCGTCTGCCAGATAAGCTCCTTCACGATGCGTTCCGTAAGAGCTTTCAGCTCTTCCGGGCTGTCGTCGCCGAGCCGCTCGTTTTTCGCCGCTGCCTGCCTGGAATTGACCTCGAAAATGCTTTCTGGCTCAGTCTGCAACGCAGCTTTGGAATAAGCCTTCTCGAAGGCATCCAGTGCATCAGGACTGACGCGCAGGATTTCCGCGATTCGGTCTCTGCTAATGTAGAATTTCTGTGCGGATGTCTGAGCAAACAGATTGTCTAAACCAAACATCTTCAGCCCTCCTTATGAGATTTGAGAATCGGCGTTCTTCACATAGTCTTTTACTTTCTTCTGAAGCTGGTTGACCTTGCAAATCACGTTCTCCTCGTCGTCGATATCCTCGTAACTGCTGTCACAGCCGTCTACCACATTACCGTTTGCGGCAATGTAGAGCGTATCGAAGGCAATGCTGTTGTACTCTGTGGAGTAATCCGTTACCAGCTCGTCCATGTCGGTCCTGAGCACCTCCGGTGCTCTTACGCCGATGCCGTTCTTGTTGGCACGTCCGGTATTTAACAGCCAATTCAAATCGTCATCCTTGACCGAATGCTGTTTACCCTGGCCGAAGAAGGACAAGCCGCTCAGAATTTTCGCGTTGTCATTGTCGCGGAACGCCTCGTGGAACATATCCACAGAGACATCGACCTCGCACATATCCTGCTCTTCCATCTTAGCATACGATTCCAGCAGCGTCAGCGCGAGGTCGCGCATCTGCTCCTTCGACGTCGCTCCGTTGGTGGCGACATAGAAAGCAGCCGGCATCGTGTCATAACGCTCCGCAAGCTCAAAGTACCGCTTGATGGCCGGAACATTCAAAGACGGCTCGCCGCCCGTGAAAATGACGGAAGCAGGGTGGATATGCTTAGCGATGCCCGACAGAACTGCTGTTGAGATGTCAAGATTTTGCGCATCTCCGCGCAGGCAGTGGTTGCATTTCATGTTGCAGCGACGAGTGACCTCAATGGCGAGGTAATTTACATAAATCTCCATTTTCATTTCTCCTTTTTTGTGATGGTTATGTGATATATAAAAGCCAGCACCCACGCGGGCGCTGACTGAACTTTCTCTTTTGTTTGTGATACTTCTTTGGTATGGTCTCAGCATACCGGCGGAAGTGGAAATTGCCGCATTCACCTTCCAAGAACCTGAGAACTGGAGAACCGGAGAACTGCAAAGAAAAAGCGCCGTCCATTACGGGCGGCGCTTTTTCATCAAATTTTGTGGGTGCAGTACGGGCAGCGCTCGTCTGTCGCGTAGCAGATGCACTCGGTATCATCCTGCCAGGGGTGGCAGGTATTGATGCGGAACCGTGCGGAAAGCGCGGTTTCCAGATAGTCGGCCACAGGACCAATGGCGGCCATATCCCAGCGAAGCGGAAGCCCGTCGTCGGCATCCTCCTGTAAGGAGTGTTCGCCGGCGGCTTCCTTCGCCTCGTCCGTAGCGTCAGACAGGAGGCCCTCCGGAAGCGCGTTGACGTGTTCCACGGAAAGCTCATTCACAGCTGCGAGAAGAGCCTCTTTCGGCGCTTCCCCGTTTACGCTGTGGCCTGTGACAACCGCGCAGATGAAGTCGAACACTGCGTTGTCGATGCGGTCGCCGGCCTCGGCGAGGAGGTCGTTGTCCTTGACAGGCTCCCTGCGGATGGTGCCATGCGTCCACGGCCCCGTGTAGGTGCCGATGCTTGGCAGGCGCTCCAGCAGGGCTGCTTTCATGCCGTCAAGGTACGCCTTGTAGTGCTTCCTCTGGAAGCCCTCCGAACAGGGGTTATCCTTCTGAAGCAGTTCCACGGCATAGGCCCAGTCGCTGTCCTCAATGCCGATGTAAAACAGGCTGCTTTCGAGGATGACGCGCACATTGCGGCCAAGCCACTTGTCCTGCTTGACACGCGCAAAGCTGGGATACCTGTGCGTGAAGTTCTCCACAAAGCACTCCAGCACATCCTCCAGCTCGTTCGCACTGCCTTCGTCATCGAAGAGCCAGCCGTTGCCGGACAAATCCTTGGCGCTGAGGTCTTTCTGGAGGATGGTATCCTCACAGTCATCCTCGCGGCGAAGCACTGTGGTATAGTCGCTGTCGATATAGAACAGGCCCTCATACGGACCGCTCACACAAACATTACCTTTTCCCATTTTTTCATTTCTCCTTATTGTTAAAAAATCGTAGATTCTCAGATGTCGTCATCACCGACATCGAACCCCAAATGACAGAATCCAAACTCGTCGGACAGCCAGTTGGAAATCGTGTCGAGCCATTCTTCCCTACTTGCAAAATGGGACTGGTCGAATCTGCTTGGCAGCTCAACTTCCTTCGGCAGGGAGGCTCTTGCCTCCCTGTCGCCGTCGGTGTCCCAAAGGATATTGCGGATTTTCATTATTTCTCCTTTCAGTCGGCGGACACATACCACCAGCCGGTGTATCTGTCTTCTTCGTGATTTCTTTCGTCCTCCTTGTGGTCGTAGTAGCCGGTGTGGAGGTCAAAGGCCTCCCCTCGTTCGTTGTAAAGCTGCCACAGGAGGTCGCACAGCGCGTTCGCGGCAGATTCTGTCTTGCACAGAATCTGGTCCCCATCGCTCCAGACTTCGCCATCGGAATAGTCGCGAACCCGCGCACAGATGAACGAAAAGAAATCCTTTTCTGCATAGCTGTCGCAGTTCACGGAGATATCGAGCGTTTTGCTGACATTCTCAATCTCGTCGTAGTGTCTTTTGACGAGATAGTTGTTCACGATGAACTGCATCCGCTTGGAGCACACGCCCACATGAGTGCAGTTGAGACAAGTCTTCTGCATATCAGCAATCCTCCTTCATCATGAAATCCTTCATAGCGTAGTCCTGGCAGCCGTCATCGCCCAGTCTCGGAGCCTTTCCGGTGACGAAGGGCAGCTTGCAGATGCCATGCGGATTGAAGACGCAGAACTCCGCGTCGCATTCCGTACACAGCTTCTCCAGTTCGGCGTAGTTATCCCGCTCCTGGTCGGAACTGCACTCAATCTTCGTCAGGTATTTCAAGCTGGCGTTCATGGTATTTCCGGTTTTGAGCAGGTAGTTGAACATACCGTTTCCGGTATCGTCCTTCTCAACGCTCAAGAACATCACAGCGGCACCGTTGGAATCCGGAAGCATTTTGACGATTTTGACCGTGGCACGGGAAGCGTTCTCCGTCCCAAAGCCATAGGCACAAACATCGCCGACCTTCAGCTCCTGTGCAGGCTGATTATGACGGCAGGTATCGGTCTCGGAGTTGTAATCGCAGTTCTCCACGCACTTGCCCTCCGGATGCTGGCAGGCGTCGCAGAGCATCAGCCGATTGCCGCAATGAGGGCAGAACGCCTTGTAGCCGTCTGCGGCCACATTCCAGCGCATCTCGACCTCTGCTTCGCAATGCGGGCAGACCTCTGTCACGATATACTCGCGGTCTTTGCAGGAACCGGTGGTTTTCTCACTAATATTAGTCATAATTCTCATTCTCCTTCTTTTTTGTCAGTCACGCCAGTATGCGCCGTCTTTCGCTTCGCCCTTCGGGAAAACGGTATACTCTGTTCCGTGCAGCACGATGTACTCATGGTCCAGAACATTGGCAGAATCTCCAACGTCAATGGTCTGAATGTTGAATACCTGCTTTGTGTCCAGACAGACATCTGCCTTTGTCGCCGCAATGCAATTTCCGCCGTCCCAAACGGAGACATAAGGGATGTTGCGAACGATAGAAGGCTCTTCCTCAGTGCTCTGCTCAGCTTTCTCCAGAGCTGCCCGTACCTCGCCAATCTGCCAAGAAGGCATCAACGGGAATCCGGCTCTCGTATAGAGACCGCCGCCCGCCACCGCCTTCTCCAAGGCGGCCTTTGCGGCGTCCTCGGATGCGAAGATGGTGTACTGGCTGACCTCGATACCGGGCAAGTAGGAAAACGTCTTCGTTTTACCATCAGAGCATTCGACTTCGGTCATTCCCGAATAGGCAACGCCCGTCCAGCCAAACCAACCGGGTTCCACAAACTCGGAGAAGGTCACAGTAGACACCGTTACCTTCACGACCGCCAAATCTCTCGTGGACGGACGATACAGCCGACCGTATTTGTTGACCTTCTGCTTAAAGGTGATTGCGTACACCTCGGAGCCAATGCCGATGGGAACGCCGTCAGCAGTCTTGCACGCTGGTAAGAGATATGCCTTGTTTTTCATTTTTTTCGTTTCTCCTTTTTGTTCATGAAATTTTTTATATATAAAAGCCAGCATCCGCAAGGGACGCTGACTGAACTCTCTTTGTGTATGCGATACTTCCTTTGTATGGCCTCAGCATACCGGCGGAAACGGAAACTACCACATTTATCTTCCAAGAACCTGAGAATATGAGAACCTGAGCTGTGGTAAGGCAGAAAAAAAGCGCCGGCGGATATTTTCATCCACCGACGCTTCAGTTGTTAAGTCGCGTGGAGCTTCCACTCGCTCTTCTCGCGGTCCACCGTATAGATGAATGGCAGCGTGCCAGCCATCTCCCAGTTGATATACTTGCTGGGTTCCTGCGTTGTGACGACGCGATTGATGACGATGTGGCCTTCCCTGTCGGACTCGACATACTTGCCGTCACCGTCCTCGATAAAGGAGTTGACGCTGAAATCCTGACCGGAACGGTACTGCTTCAGCTCAATCGCCATCCAGATGACCTCATGGAAGCCAGCCTTAGCGGCCTCAATGGTATCGGCAGCGAATTTGTACCCGTAGCAGCCATCGCCGTCTTCCAGCATGATGCTGTTCACATATTTCTGCTCTTCCGCATCCCACTCCTTCAGGAGCTTCTTGTAGTCCATCTTCTCGTAGGTAGGACGGATGATGCGAAGCACTGCTTCCTGCTCGTCCTTTGATAAGGGGCGCACTGCCTCTACACAGACATCACCGAGCCACAGAGATACCGTGAGGTATGGCTTTGCGAGCTTGGTGCAGTATTCGTCTACATCCGCATAGATGTTACAATAGGAATCGTTCTGCTCCGTTTCAAAAAAGGTTCCGAATAGTCGGTCCACATCGGAAATGCCTTCCAGCATGACGTTCCACGTCTGCGTTTCATCGTCAAATAGGAAAGCATCGTTATTATAACGGTCAACGCAGAAATCAGAGTCGGTGATTTCTGCTCCCATGAGCTTCAGGGAGTCGATTTTTGCCAGTGACTTTCCCTTCTCTTCCTCTGAGCTTTCAACGAGACGAAGAGATGACGTAAGGAAATTTGACCGCTTCTCGTCCTGAAACAGCACCTCTACCATCTGGAGGTAAGGCTTGGTCTTCAGAAGGGCCATGATTCTGCCCGTCTGGTTATGGCGCTTGTTGCCAGAGGTGATGACCTGTACGGCGTCGAACAGGTGAAGGTTGATGCCATTGACATCCTTTACTTCGCTCCACTTCGGCATGATTCTATTATTCATGTTTCATTTCTCCTTTTTTAAGTCCACATCAAATTTATGCCGCCAACCTGCTCCACACGCTCTGTGATTTTCTGCGCGTCCTTCATACCGGGAATCGCGAATCTTGCGTTCCAAGCACGAATCAAATCCGACAAGGTTTTATCCTTGACGGGCACGGCAAAATCACAGCAGAAGTTGTATAGGGGCTGGTCCAGCATTTCCTCGTACACATCTTCGGTTCCTTCCACAATACGAATCCGCTTGGCTGTATCGTGGATGTTGATGCGTCCGAGGTAGAGATGTCCGTGCAGTTCCTTCAGAGCCTTCAGCTTTTCTCGGTTCAGGTCGTTCAGAACACTGTCGGCCTCCGGCAGATTCAAAATACCGCCGACGGAACGGATGTGCTCCATCTCGGCCTTCATAAGCTGGTCAATTTTTTCCTGTGCGTTCATGTTTTTCTCCTTTCTCAAGCTGCCATCTGGTACAGCCATGTTTCAAAATCCTCATAGTCCATCAACCGTCCATCCACCTCGACGAATCCAGGCTGCGTTGTGCCGCGAACAACGGAAAAGGAATCTCCGCCGCCACAGAAAACGCGAATGTTTGTTCTGGAGATGCTCTCGCAGCGCAAGAAATACGCGCCGAGGCGTTCCCAAATTCGGGACATCTCCTCGTCGGTCGCTTCCCAACTGCGGTTTTGGCTGGTACGGACCTTTGTTGCGGATACGGACAACTCAACCTGCTCCGTGTCTTCCGGTAGCCCAAGCTCCGCGCAGACATCTTTCCACTTTGTTTCGTCGCTGAAATCCCACTTAAACAGCATTGCTTCCATGTTTATTTCTCCTTTTTCGTGTTTTTTTGATATATAAAAGCCAGCGGCATGATAAAACCGCTGACTGAACTTTCTTTGTGTATGTGATACTTCCTTTGTATGCTCTGAGCATACCGGCAAATATGGAAACACGCCTATTTTAATGTTGGGAACCTGAGAACCGAAGAATACATATCGTCACGCGCAATGTCCGCTTCACGCTGGCGGAACTGCTCGATTGGATTTAAGAAACGGAGAATAGCAAAAAACGCCGCCCATCTGGGCGGCGTTTCTCATTCAAGAAAGTCCTGAAGCATCTTCCCTGCCTTTCCGTTGCGTAGCTTATCGAGTGTTTTATCTGTAACCTGACGGACACGCTCTCGCGTTAAGTCCATTTCGTCCCCGATTTCTTTGAGGGTATAAGCACAACCATCCTCCAATCCGAATCGTAAGCGAAGCACACAGGCGTCTCGTGCGGGCATATCGTGCAGGATTTTGTCCATCGTTTCCCATAGTGCCTTCCCTGACGTTGAAATTTCCGGGTTATCCCACTCGTTATGGCTTGGGATGAATTCCGAAAGCGGTGTGTTGGAATCGCTTGCGGCGTCCGAATTGACGGGCGCATCCAACGAGTCCGGCTTCCGGTACTGGAGCGAGTGTTGGATGATGCGCAGTTTTTTCTGCTGCTCCCTTTTTGAAAGGGAATCCCACGCATCCCCCTCCATGTATTTTGCGATTTCTAAAGGGTCATCACAAGGTAAGCCTTTTTGTTGCATTTGTTCTTTTGCATTATTGACGCTCCGCCTGCCCTCCGCAACATAGATGGGCTTGCGAATGGCTGGGTCCGTCGTGGCAAGCGCTCTTGTGATGTTTTGCCTTATCCAGAAGGTTGCGTAGGTGGAAAACTTCACATTCCTCGAAATGTCAAAAGAGTCGATGGAACGCATGAGGCCAATGTTGCCCTCCTGAATGAGGTCCATGAACACCATAGAATCGGCTGAGTTTATATATTTCTTTGCGATGGACACAACAAGCCGAAGATTGCCCTCAACAACCTTATCTTTCGCCCGTCTTCCTGCTTCTATGGCCTTCATCAGGTCTTTCTTGATTTCGGGGTCAACTGCATTCCCGCTCTCCTCGGCAATTACCCGCAGCGTTTCGAGCTGTTCGGCAGCGGCATTCCCCTTCTGCACTTTTTCAATGCAGCGATTCGCTTCCACCTGCGGCATAATGGGAATGCTGCCAATTTGGCTGAGATACATCGCCACATGGTCGCCGATATTTCCCGGCTGCTTCGCTTCGGTCTCCTGTTCATTCGAAGCTGTGATTTCTTCTGTTTCAGGCTGCCTTTCAATGGCTTCATAGGCAAGCGCACGGTCAGCGGCTAAATTACTGGTATTCGTGATGTCAACCACCCCCCTTCACTGAATGCAGCAATTATACCACACAATAGCTTACTTGTCAATCAAAAGGCCGCCAGCGATGTGCTGACAGCCTTCCAGGATGGGAGAGACTATTTTTGCTGTTGTGCGCGGAGTTGCTCCACCTCCGCCCTCCAGCGCGGTGTGGCCGTACTGATTGCCTCAACGGTACTTGGCGTGGTGGAGAGAGCCAGAATATCGGCTTTCGTCTTCACTCCTTCCAGACGGCGACACATCTCCTCGTAGGTCGTGCTGTTGTCTGCCGTAATCCAACAACCGCAGATGTCGTTTGAGCCGTCATCGTTGTGCCGGCTGGCGGTAGTGGGAATCTCAATGCACCAGAGGGCGAACTCGGAATATTCGGTGCTGCGGAATACATCCTGCACAAAGGGGTTTGTTTTCTTGAGCTGCTCCACAAGAGGACGCACGCAGTTTTTTTCCTGTTCATCCCTCCTTTGCGCAAGCCATATATTTTGCAATTCGAGAAAATGCGTTTCCTCGCCGCTTAATCTTTTTCCGTCAACTGCCTTCTGAATGAGGTGTTCTCCCCGTTCCAAAAGCTCTTCAATCGTTGGGAACTTACCGTTTTCAAACATTGATATTACACCTCCGAAATTTCGATTCCGTACTTTTCCAACATGAGTTTGCGTTTCATGAGATACTTTTCGGTTCGTTTTCCCTTCGCGTCTTCCACGATGCGTTTACCGTTGCGAAGGTATACGAAATCTGCCTTATAGACCATTGGGCGAACCCGCTTGCCATTTGGCCGTGTATAGCCCTCGACCAGCGTGAAGTCCTGCTGGAGCCGCAGGTCCTGGATTGCACCGCCCTTGTACTGCAAATAAAGTTCATCGAAGCGGCGTGCCTCCCGCTTGCTGGGGAATTTCACGGTTTCTCCATCCACCACGCGGAAAACCTTTACATTGCGATATTTGGATGGCTCAGCAGAGTCCGCTTCTTTCGGCTGTTTTTGCCTTTTCTGTGCTTCCGACTGTTTTTTTGTTCGCTGCTGGTTCTGTTCGCGCTTCTGCTCGTCGAGCTTTGCACGCACCTGAATCTGTGCGGAAAGCGGCAGGCTATTGATGTCAATACCCACCTTCAGTTCCTCCGCCTGTTTGTGGCGCAGCATTTTGGTTGCTTCCTTCTCGCAGCAGAATCAAATTCATGACCCTCCATACCGTCCAGATACACAGATGGCGAACTATGCTTCTGCTGGTGCCGTGCAGGTCGGCGATTTGCGAAAACGTCATTCTGTCACGAAAATACTTTTGGACGATATCGCGGTTTCGCTCAGGAAGTGTGTCCAGCACTTCATCGAACATCTCGTTAAAGCCCGGTGTAAATGAAATTTGATTCTTACCCCAGGCTGAAATTTGATTTTTACACCAGGCAAAGGATGTATCGTACATAATGGCCGCCTTCCGCCACTCCTCCGGGGCGAACTCAGGCTGGTTAATCTTGTCTGTCGTTTGTTTCTTTGTCATTTTTGTTTCTCCTTCCAACAATCTCTCTTCGTGAGCTGCGCCACAGCATGAGCAGCATCTCGCTGACCGGTCTGGTTCGGTCCTTCCTCACGGCTTTCCTCACGCATCGCAGATGCCCGCCGTCCGGGCAAAGCACACCGACGCCGTATGGCACAGTATCCTTCACCGCTTCGAAGACGTCTGCGGGCATAACGTAGTAGTTGTAGTCCGCGATGAAGTTGTGCCCGTTAGGAGATTTGAAATCCTCCACAGAGGACTTGACCTCGTAGGCGTAGAAGTCCCCCTTCTCAATGCCGGAGGTCGAATTGTTGAGCGGCTGAAAGCGCATATAGTCCACGCGGATTTTGTGGTTCGTAGAGTAGTCGAATGTGACCTCTCTCGCCCAGTAGATGCGTGGGTCGTTGCGCGGGTCGATGTATCGCTCCAGCATGGCAGAGAGCTGGCGAGTGTGTTCCTTCCGGGTGAAGGCATCACTCGTTTCCGGACAGAATTGAGCTGGCTTTCCAAGGATGAAATGGAACGGCAGAGCCTTTTCCAGTACGTCGATAATATTCTGAAGGGTCCCCTGCCCGCATTGGCGCAGATTCTTCAGTTTGCCGCTCTCTATCAGTCGAACAACATCGCCGATACTTTGGGCACCACTGAACATAAGGCAGTTCTTGGTGCGAGTCGAGAAATTGAGGCACTGAAACGGAACAGAATCGCACAACTCCTCGATTTTTTTCCAGTTGCCATTCTCAATGGCCTCCTTCAAAGCAGAGGCGAGAGGGCTGCCTGCAAACCGGCGCATTTCTTTCAGGATACCCCCCGCATATTTGGGGTGACGCAGCCTCCTTATGGCGAGGTCGAAGCAAGAGTAGAACTTGCCGATGTCAATTTCCAGTGCGTTTGCGCATTGTGTTGGTGTAAGACCGTCGCGGTAGCGTTTTAAGATAGCTTCCCGCTCCAACTCAGGGAATGTGGCGATGGCAGCGTCTACAGCTGCGTCGAAAGAGTCAGAGAACTCAGCACACGGCATACACAAGCAATCCTGCATCAAATTCTTTCGCCATTCTACTGACGAGCGAAGCAGGAAACGCTCCTCAGTGTTCATTCCGCTCCAACCTCCTCGTCATACTCTTCCGGGGTGATGATTTCTATGTCTTCCGCACTGTAGCCCAGTGCGTCAAGACACAGAAGTTCCGCGACCTTCTCTTTGTTGATGGATGCAGCAATTTCCTCGTATGAGATATCCCTCTCTGCCGCCTCAAAGCTCAGCTGTACCACAAATGTGGGCAGCCGAAAACAAACTCTGTAATTTGCCATTTTTTGAATCCCTCCTTAAAAATCGTGGACGTACTGCCAACTCTGCGGTGCTCTCGCAAGTGCGAAGCAGTCGAGGCTCTTGGGCCGGTCATAGGTCTGCACATCAGAGATGTGCCATCCGTATCCCACGCGGCCACAGAGGTAGTCCTCTGCTTGCTTCACGGTGAGGCAGGCGTCCTCATACAGTTTCCCCGCTGGGGTGTAGTTTCCAGGTTGTGCGTTGACACAGTATTGAAGCGGCGCGTTGCTGCCCATATAGCCCACGCGCACCACACGGTCAATTTCGGTACAGGTAAACTCCCCTACCACAAGACCGTTTGCCTTGTAGATTTTGCCGCCGCTATGGATTTCAAGAATTTCACCGGGCTTCTTTGTACCCTTGCAGGAGCAGTAGAGAAATACCATGAAGGGCGGCGTAAGGTTCGGTCTGGACAGGCGCAGCTCCACGGTCTTCTGGCCCGACAGGATTTTCTGGAGCCACTCAGGTCGGATGCTGAGCATGATGTTTTTCATAGGAAAACTCCTTTCCGACGGCAAAAGCCGCCTTGTCTTGCTTGACAAAGCGGCTTGCTGGTGTATAATAAAAGCAGAAAGGCGATACCGATAAGCGGTCAGCCTAAGAGAATAGAGTCAAACGAAATGACCGTCTTCCTTTGGCGAGGGGCGGTCATTTTCGTTTGCAAATCTGAACTATCAGACCCACAAGGCCGATGATAACAAGAGAATACGCAAAAAGCGATTCGTAAGTAACCATTGGCATCACCTCCCTCCACAGGGAAGTGCCGACCGCCTACCGTATATGGTAACGCCTTTCTGGCTCCTTTTGGAGCATTGTTATCTTACCAAAAAGGCCCCGCTTTGTCAATTTCCACCGCCCACGGTTTATCCGCAGGTGGTTATTTTTTTGCCTCGGCTGCTGCATGGGGAAGCCGCACCCAGCCGCCCTTATGACGAACAAGCTGGATTTTCTTCATGCTGACCATAAGCGGCTTTCCATCCGTGAGTAGGCTTAATGCCCTGCCATAGCTGGAGCAGCCCTTGGAAACGTATTTGCGATTGCCGTAGACCACGATATCTCCCGGCTGCATGGCATATCTCTGCTTTCTGGTCGAGGTTCGGCCCTTTGACTTCTTACAGCCACGGAACCGGCGCAGATTTTCGCCGTCAAGGTTATGATTGCGGTTCGTCCTGCCGGAGGACAGCTCGTTGCCAGAACGGATAACTCCCTTTTCCCGTGTGTCGTAATATTTGGCGTCATAGAATTTGGATAGGACTCTGTTGTTTCGCCTGTATTTCTGGAAGACCTCTGTTTCGCATCTGGCTTCCGGACGCAGCTCGCCCATGCAGTAGGCATCCGTAGCGCAGGAATACGGGAGGCCGAGGTTGGTGCGGACGCGCTTGGAGATGACGCCATAGGTCATGTGTACTTCCGCAACACCCTGGAAGCGAGCCATCGCACGCTGATAGAGAATCCAGCGCACGCTATTCATAAACGCTTCGCCGGTATATTTCCGCAGAGGCTTATCGAAGCCCCACAGCTTCCCGCCCTCCTTGTGATTGGCAGGTGTGTTGCACTTCTCGCAGCAGGTCGCAAGCTCCCTCATGCTGTTCCCATGCAGACCCTTCCAGTAGTAGGCGTGATGGACATGAAGGATAGCGCCGTCTTTCAGGCCTCTCTTGCAATACACACAGGTATAGTGGTCCCGTTCAAAGACCGCTTCCCGCAGCGTATCGTAGCCGTACTGCGGTCCATGCTGATAGTCCTTGCCCTGCGGGACAGGTTCCCCTGCCTCCAGCGCCGCAAGGAGCTGTGTATCGTATGTCGCGGCCTTGATAAAGACATCCGTGACAGGCATGACAGACAGATAACGGGAGATAATATCCAGGTGCCGCTCCACCTTGTTGTCCAGAGACGGAGCAATCCAACCGGGCTTTTTGCCTGATACACGGTTATTGAACCGTGCAGCCCGATACCGCAGGCGGTTTCTGCGCGTCCGGCGGTACGCTCGGCAGTCGTCATGGCGAGAGCGCTCGTTCGTGAGCATATCATATTGCTGCGATACGACCTCTTTTGCCTTTGTCTTAATGCTGACGCCGATATGCTCATATCCGGTGCCGACGCACATTTCGATGGGCTGGGTATAGGTACTGGTATCGTAGGTCAGCTGGATGGTGAACGGGTTCCGCTTCGCAATCACAGCGCGGCCATCCTTCAACAGATGGCGCACTTTGCCGTAATTTTCGGTCGGCATCAGCCGTTCACCGTTTGCACTTAAAACACATACTGGCATCTTATTTTTTCCTTTCACGCTGCGGGTGCAGTTTCCTGTCATTCGGTGGGGGACGTCAACTGTGCGTGATGCTCCGTTTGCGGGGGGGCTGCGGTATAGCTACCTGTCATTTGGTGGGGAACGTCAACCTGTCAATCCGGATTGCAATTTAATCGTACGGTATAGCTCCCTGTCATTTGGTGGGGGACGTCAACTGAAGTTGAGTTTGCCGAGTATATTCCAAACGACAAACCAAAAAGGTAAATCAGCACTTACCGCTCACGCGGCGTTACTGTGGTCCACATCGCCAAGGATATACCGGGTTTGATGGTACGCACACTTCTCCTTCCCCTCAGAGATGTTTAATACGCACCCGCAGAGC